GTGCGAGGTGCGCTCGCACACTACGACTCGACCTCCTCGGCGGTAGCCGACGTGACGTGCGGGGAGGACGAGCACGGTATCTGGGTCGCCGGGTGGGTGAGGCCGGGTACTAGTGATGAGATGGTCACCGCCCTGCGGGCTTCGGCTGTCTCAGGCGACTGGCGCTCGGTGGACGGCAACCTCGAACTCATCGCGGTGCTCGCCGTCAACGTGCCTGGGTTCGGCATCCCGCGCGTGCGCATCGCCGCAGCGGGCGAGCGCCAGATCAGCCTGGTGGCTTCGGGGATCGTAGAGCCCACCGAGCCTCCCGACGAGCGGATCGACTACGAGGCACTGGCGCGGATCGTCGCCGCCGAGGTCGTCTCACTGTCCGAGCGCAAGGCTAGGCTGGCCGCGCTGAGTGCACGAGTAGAGGGAGCGGAAGGTGCCGTGTAACTGCGGGAAGAAGGGCAAGGCTGGCACGACCTACGTGTTCACCTCGCCCACCGGGGTGACCCAGACGTACAGGACCGAGGTCGAGGCAAAGGCCGCGCAGATTCGTGCGGGCGGCGGTACGATCAAGGCTGCGTGACGGGACACAAGGAGAGCCCCCCGACCCTCTAGAGAAGGGCCGGGGGGCTCGGTCTTTAGTGACTAAACCTTCGGTGTGGTGATGAGGAACCGCTTGAACTGGATCGTCGCGTCCTGGTCGCTGGCCCAATCCTGGGTGTTGCCGCCCCGGAACACCGAGAACACCAGCCGGTTGAACCGCCACGCCGGGGTCGCCACCGGACGCCACAGGTAGTCGCTGCGGTTGATGTACCAGTTCTGCGCGCTCATCCTCGACTGCAAGAACCCGTCGTTCTTTCCAGGCGTGTTGTTCTTCGCGCGGGTGGTGATGTTCTCCCACACGTCGATCCGTGCCGCCTTGTCGAGATACAGGTCCTCGCCCCACTGTGAGGTCGTCGTGTTCGGGTGGTAGATGTACGTGCTCAGAATGCCCGGAGGCTTGTTGCTCACCGTGTGCCACATGTGCCGACATGAGTTCCCGTTCGTCGGCTCCGCGCCTCCGGTTGGAGGACTCATCGTCGGGTCGTTCGTGGAGCCGAAGCCCGGCAACTTCCCGCCGATATCCGGGAGGAACCCCCCGGTCACCCGGTAGTCCATCGAGAACGTCAGGTCGTCCACCTCGCGGATCAGCGGCGAGGAGAACGCCGGAGCCGCAGCGGTGCCCATCGTGTTCTTCGGGATGAACACACTCAGCACGCCCTTGCCGTCCACCGTCTTGATGGTGACGTTATGGTCGCGCCAGTAGGCGTCGCTGCCCCCGGTCCACGTCGTGCCCTTGCCGAAGGTCTCTAGGGCCATTTGCCGAGTGAACGGACCTGCCGGGTACTTCTCGAAGTTCACGTCCATCAGCACGTCGAACGTGGCGGCGGGCGGGTTCGCCTGCTTGTAGGCGTCGTACTCACGCTGCAACACGGCGAGGTCGATCTTCGATTGAGCGTAGGCGGACTCCATCTTGTCGTACTCGGTCTGCGCGGTAATGATCGCGTTGTCGAACTCAGCCGTCATCGGCCCTCCATCTGCTTGACGATGCGTCTGACCTCCCGCATGAACTCACGACGAGGCCAGCCACCTGGGTCCCAATGCGTGCTCTGGTGCCACGCCTTCGAGACCATGTTGTGTGTGGTGATTCCCCGTCTACCTGCGCGTAGGCCGATGACACCGACGAAGCGAGGCGGCACGTTGTAGGCCAGGCAGAGTTGCGCGGTGAGTCGAGCAGTCCGCTTCAACATCTCCTGCTGGTTCGGCTTCCCCCACCGCGACTTGTTCGGCGCGGGGTACTCACACATCTCGATGCCGAGCGAGTGTGTGTTCGGTGGCGCGTGCCACGCGATGATCGAGTCGTAGACGACCTGGACGACCTCACCGGGGTCTACGACGTAGTGCGCTGAGCCCCCCGAACGCGATGACCGGAAGTAGGCCGCGATACTCCGGGCTCCACCTTCCACGCACGGCGACACCGTGGAGTGAATCACGATGCGGTTAATCGGCTTATTCCCCGGACCGGAGGTGTGTGCCGCAGGTCCGAGATACGGAGGAGACGGGGGCTTGAAATCCGGCATGATGACTACGCTACTACGAGGACGAGTTACTGTTCCTGAACTGACTACCGTGCGCTATGGTCAGTCCCAGATCGTCCAAAGGCCTTGGTGCCCGCGACTCACCGTAAGTGATCCGACGCCACCAGGAGTTAGCCGTGGACGACATGAAGAACCTCTCTGCCGAGGCTCTCACTACTCTCCGCACCGAGAAGTACGACGCTTTCCAGGCGCTTGTCGCTCTCGAAGCCCCCACCTCCGTACAGGTGGCCGAGGCCGAGTCGCTGGCAGCCGATATCGACAAGATCGACGCCGAGTTCGCCGCACGCCGCGAGCAGACCTCGAAGTTCGAGGCTCTCCGCAACCGGACCTTCGCTGAGGACGGCGAGGATAAGGTCATGGCGGACGCCGACGAGGTGAACGACGCGACCACCAAGGGCGGGTCCGGCGACGCTACGTCGGAGACGACCAAGCAGGACGACGCCGAGGTCGTCCCTCCGGGCGAGGAGGCCCCTGCCGAGGGTGGCGGTGGACACGACGGCGAGAACGGTGGCACCGAGGGTGCCGCCGCCAAGGGTGTCGCTGCGCTGGCCTCGAAGACCAAGCGTCCCGAGACTCCGAAGAACGAGAACGCTCGGGTGGCCCTGCGGGCTGCCGCGAACGTAGACGGCTACTCCACCGGTCAGGGCCTCGAAAGCCTCACCGACGTGGCGAAGGCCGTCATCGCCAAGGCGAGGGGCTTCGCGCCTCCGACCGGCGACGGGGAGACCGAGAACCTACAGAAGTTCGGCACCGCGATGCTCACGGTCCCGTTCCCGGACGACCTCGTGATCGACCGCATGGACGACGCGATGAGCGTCCTACAGCACGCGGCTGACGAGTCCCGCCTCTCCTCGGACGAGGGCCACGGGTCGCTGACGGCAGCCGGTGGCTGGTGTGCACCGTCGGAGACGGTCTACGACTTGTCGCAGGACGCCACCAACGAGGGCATGGTCTCGCTGCCCGAGGTCGCGGTCCGTCGTGGCGGCATCCGGTACGCACAGTCCCCGACCTTCGCGGACTTCTACGCCAACCCTGGCTTCATCCAGACCGAGGCCCAGGCGATCGCCGGGACCACGAAGCCATGTGTCGAGGTGGACTGCCCCGACTTCGTTGAGGTCCGGCTGGACGCGGTGGGACTCTGCATCAAGGTCCCGATCCTCACCAACGCCGCGTACCCCGAGGTCGTCCGCAACTTCGTGGACGGCACTCTGGTGGCGCACCAGCATTGGGTCAACGCGAATGTCATCAGCCGCCTGGTCACCGCTGCCGGTGCCGCTCGGGTCATCACCGGGCTGGGCTCCACCACGCTCGACACCCTGGGCGGTCTGGAACTGCTGGCCGAGGAGCGCAGGCAGAAGTACCGCCTGTCGCTGGGCCGCACGCTGGAAGTCATCGTGCCGTTCTGGGTGCGGGCCGCGATCCGCGCCGACCTGGCCGCACGTACCGGGCTCGACAACGCGGCGGCTGTCACCGACGCGAACATCAAGTCCTACTTCAAGGCGCGCAACCTCAACGTGCAGTTCGTGTACGACTGGCAGGGCCTGGACGAGAGCGCCGAGGACTACCCGGCCACGTTCAACGCGCTGATGTACCCGGCAGGCACGTTCGTCAAGGGCACGGCTGACGTCATCAACCTCAGCACGGTCTACGACGCAGCCTCGCTGGCGGTCAACGTCTACACCGGCATGTTCGTGGAGTCGGGTCTGCTCGTCGCGAAGATGAAGTTCGATGCAGACCTCGTGACTCTGCCGATCTGCAACGCTGGACGTACTGGTGCGGCGGACCTCACCTGCTCCTGATCGACGTGGCGATGGGGACCGGTAGCCACCCCGGTCCCCACCCGCTGAGAGAAGGGAGGTGGCGGACATGGTGACTACGGCTACCTACCCCGTCGCACCGACAGTGACCCGGCGTATCGGGACGCTGCTGGACGTAGCCACGGTGCGAGACGGCATCGCCTGGCAGGACGGCAAGTCGTTGTACGACACGTACAACTGCATGAAGTTCGGCGCTCAGGCCGACTTCTGTGCGCCCAACACCAAGGACTTCGACCAGGCAGCAGGGTGGGTCAACGGCTTCCGGTTCGCCGCTTATGGTGGCGTGCTGTGCAAGGCCGTGGGCCTCGACCTGGGTCGGATGGAGTCCGAGGTCCAGCGTGTGTTCGAGGCGGGTGAGTCCACGGCGGTCGAGCGCGGCCTCATGGACACCGGGTTCACCGAGAACACCGACGCGGACTACGGCTGGGAGGCCGCTGAGGACGTGACGCCTACGGGCACCGTCACCCCTCAGCGGGGACTGGCCGAGTTGGAGGCGTACGCCGCCTCGGTGTATGTCGGCGTGCCGACCCTGCACCTGCCGATCGTGGTCGCGTCGCTGCTCGCGCAGACCGAGGTCATCAAGGTCGAGGGCAACACGATGACGACCAAGATGGGCTCCAAGGTCGTCGCAGGTGCGGGCTACGACTACCCGAACAACGGTCCGACCGGGGCCGCTGCTGCTGCCGGGTCGAAGTGGCTCTACGCCACGGGCGAGGTGCTTGTCCTCCGTGGTCCCGCCGAGGTCAGGCAGGCGATCGACCAGACAGAGAACGACGTGTACGTACTCGGTGAGCGTGCCTACGTCGTGGCTGTGGACTGCTTCACCGCTGCTGTGAAGGTGACGCTGTGAGCAAGGTCGAGATTCCCTTCGAGGGCATGGCACCGGAGAAGGCGACGCTGCTCCTCGCTGCCGCCGAGGAGTTGGGCCAGGACCAGTCGTGCGTCGAGGTCCGGTCCGGCCACTTCCTCGCGCCTCAGGAAGTGGCCGACAAGGCGTTCTCGAACAACAGGGACGAGAACGTGGAGAAGAAGCCCGTGAAGAAGGCGGCAGCCAAGAAGTCCGCACCAAGTGAGACCCAGGAGTAAATCATGACCAGTCAGTGCTTCTCGCTCGTTCGCGGGCGCGTGATGCGGGTCACGAAGTTGGACGGCTGCGGCCAGGTCCTCCTCGGTGCCTCGTCTCAGGCCGTCAGCGACGGCTTCATCTCGGTCGCCCTCACCGCCAACAACGAGGAGGGCGAGACCATCAGCGTGACGAACGCAGCGGGCAAGATTTGCGTCATGGACGAGCCCGCCCCGGAGTTCACCGGGTACACCATCGAGGTGCAGTTCTGTGGCGTAGACCCTGAACTGTTCTCGCTGATGACCGGACAGGACGTGGTGATGGACGCAGCCGGTGAGGATGCCGTCGGCCTCCGCATCAACTCGGGCGTCAACGTCAACGACTCCGGCTTCGCGCTCGAACTGTGGAGCAACGTCCCGGTCGCCGCCTGCGACGAGTCCGGTGGTGCCTCGTACGGGTACTTCCTGATCCCGTTCGTGAAGGGCGGCACCCTGGGCGACCTCACGGTGGAGAACGGCGCGGTGAACTTCACCCTGACCGGTGCCCGCTCCAAGGACGGGTCCGGCTGGAACGTCGGCCCCTACGACGTGGTGCGTGACGACGCCAGCGCCGCGAGCCCGCTGCTCGAACCGATCGACAGCAAGGACCACCTGCACCTGCAACTGACCACGGTGCCTCCGCCCGAGTCGTCCTGTGGTGCGGTGGAGTTGGGCACGCCCGCGACGGGCGCGAACGCAGGAACGCCGGGCACGACGACTCCGGCAAACTCCTACCTGCCGGACAGCGTGGACGAGATGGACAGCATCACGGCCAGCCCGAGCACTGACTGGTCTGCTGGTCAGTACGTCCGGCTCAGTGACGGCAGCAACGCCTACTGGAACGGGACGGATTGGGTCGCGGGGATTCACCCCTGAGGTGAGTGAGAGAGTCTCGGCCCTATCCCTCTGGGGCCGAGGCTTTCTCATGAGAGGCTGTGACATGACGCGGCGGGAGAGGAGTTACCCGTGACCTCGCTGGACGATCTGCTGGACCTGTTGCCCGACAACCAGGAAGGCGGCATCACCGCTGCGGACCTCCGCACCGTCGTGACTGCGCTGTGGAACCACGCCTGGGTCGTCACCGACTACCCGTTCGCCTACGGGTGGGAGGAAGCCACCGTAAGTTGGGGACAGATATTCGTACCTGACTGGTCTGAGGCCGGGACGACCGTGGTGCTGTCGAACACCACCCGAACGGGAGTCGCCACTCCCTACGGTCTGCTCGGCAAGCCTGGCACTCTCCTCCGGGTCCGAGACCAGGGCACCGACGCTGCATTCGTGTTCAAGGTCACCGATCCGTGGACCGCTGGCTCCGAGCGGTACACACTTCACGGTGTCGCCCAGGAGGTAGACGGAGCGGCCCCCCAGCCTGGGGCTTCCATGACCGTCGTCATCGTAGGTGAATGGGAGGCGTGACCTATGGGCTCCTTCGCCCCCGACTACTCCCCCGAAGACTTCGACGCGGTGTCGCTCTCAGCCCCCCCGCCCGGCACGCCCGGCACGCCCGGCACTCCGTCTGGCGTCCCTGGGTACGGGGGCTGCCCGTGGCCTGTAGACCCGGCCTGCTTCGGTGAGGAGTGGGACGCCTACGACGAGGAGGTGAAGGCACGCGCGGTTGCACTCGCGTCCTCCACCCTCGCTCGTCTCACCGGCTACCGCGTCGGGACCTGCCCGATCACGGTCCGACCCTGCAAGCCTCAACGTGCTGCACGGGAGTATCACTCGCTTCTCTACTACTACTCCCCGGCTTTCACGCCCCTCAATCTGGGCGGGGCGTGGATCAACTCCTGCGGGTGCGCCCCGCCCTGCTCGTGCACCACCGCCTGTGAGGTGACCCTCCCGGCTCCGGTCACCCGGGTCGAGGAGGTCAAGGTCAACGGTGACGTGATCGACCCGGAGAACTACCGGATCGACAACGGCAACATCTTGGTGTGGCAGGCCAGCGAGGAGTGCCCGTTCCCGGCGAGCCAGAACCTCGCGCTCGCGGACACCGAGGACGGCACCTTCGCGGTGACCTACCTCAACGCCTACCCGGTGGACGCGAACGGTGCCTACGCGGCGGGCGTGCTCAGCGCCGAGTACGCCCGCGCCTGTGGCGGACAGTCCTGTCGCCTCCCGGCTGGCGTGACCACGGTGGTCCGCCAGGGGCTCACGATGGAGATTCCGTCCGGGGCGTTCCCGGGCGGGCTGACCGGCATCCGCGAGGTGGACGCCTACATCGCGCTGTGGAACCCGCTGGGCCTGATCGGTGCAACCCGGGTCTACACCCCGGACATGGCGCAGCCTCGCTACCGGACGGGGTGAGCCCATGATCCAGCCGCTCCTCGAAGACCTGGCTGAGTGCCTGTGCGCACAGATTCACGACGACGGCTCACCGGAGTTGTGCTTCTGCGGAATCATGCCCGGCGATGGGTTCGTGGCCGAGTACGCCGGAGAGTGCAGCGACCGCTGTGGTGCCGCTTATGTGCGGCTGACCCAGGCGTATCCCTCGGTGACCGCAGGCCAGCCGGACGTGACCCGGAACAACTGTGGAGCCAGCCTCGGTATCGACATTGAAATCGGGATCATCCGGTGTGCGCCGATGCCGAACACCCGGGGTGAGGCACCGCCTCCTGCGGACGTGCTCGCCGCTGCCCGCCAGCAGAGCAAGGACATTCTGACGATGCGCAAGGCCGTCCTGTGCTGCAACGAGTTGAAGGCGCTCGACTACATCATGGGCACCTACACGCCGGTCGGTCCCCAGGGTGACGCGCTCGGCGGCTTCTGGACGCTGGCGGTGACGTTCTAGTGGCACGCCTCGCCTCCGGCATGGTGGTGGTCACCTACGCCTCGGTCATGTTCAACACGGGCGGCAACGTCCGGCGCTGGGCGGAGGCCACGGAGCGTGGATTCACCCGCAACGCCAAGCGGTTCGCCCCCGTGCGTAGCGGTGAACTCCGTGCCGGGATCACCGGACAGGTCACCCGCGTCGGACCCAAGCAACTCGATTCGGTCATTTCCTCCACCGCCCCGCACACCCTGTTCGTGCTGGGTGGCACCACCGGCCCGATCTACGCGAACCGCTACTGGCGCTTCACGCAGCGCACTGGCCTGCGTGCCCCGCGTGGTGGGCTGCTGGACCCGTCGATGCCGTACACGTCTCAGTTCAACTTCGACTGGCTCCGGGAGAAGGGCTACATGCTGAGGGTCCGGGAGGGCAACGGCTACGCGCAGCGGTACTCCCTGCGGGTCTCGGGTCAGGAGCCGCAGAACTTCTTCGGCAGGGCGGCTGAGGCGACCGCTGCCCGGCACTCCTCGCTTCGCGGCTGGTACCCGATCGCCGCACGGGCTCGGTTCCACTGAGGTCTTTAGTCACCAAACTCCCCGACCCGCTGGTCAGTGTCGAGTAGTCCCGATTACAGAAATCATGGAGCCAGGACTAGTCACAGAGGGAGCAGCATGAAGGAGTTCGTGACCGCAGCCGAGGAAGCCGCGAAGCCGGAGGACGACGACGGCGTAATGGAGTTCTCGGTGGACGGTGTGATGTGCAAGGCGTACCGCCCACAGGACGGACAACTCGCCGTCCTCATGGCCTCTACGAGTCGGCACTCCAACAACCAGGAGCAGATCGCGGGAGTCATCAACTTCTTCGTCGCGGTCCTCGATGACGACTCGCACAACTACGTCGTCAGTAAGTTGCTGGACCGCAACGACTCGTTCGGTCTAGAGAACGTGCAGGAAATCATGGAGTGGATGATCGAGGAGTGGTCCGCCCGCCCTACCCGGTCGCCCTCCGCCTCTACCTCATCGCGGCGGAGCGGTGGCCGGAAATCGACGCCCACTACGCCAGCGTTGACCTGATCCGATTCCCCCCGCACCGGTTCCTGAACTGCGTGTGGACGTGGTGCCTAGAGAGAGTCCCGGACGACAAGAGAGAGGAGTGGATCAAGCAGATGAACGACCCACTCCCCGGCTCGAAGTCCAGGGGTCCGACCGAGGCGGAACTGCAAGCCGACGCTGACACCTTCATGGCCGCGATGCTCGCGCACGGGGCACGCTGATGCTGCGCGGTGAGAACGTCGGCGCGGCCTACGTCCGCATCTTCGCGGACGGCTCTGGGCTGGACGAGGAAATCAAGCAGGGCTTCGCGGATGCCGACGACGACGTACAGCACGCGGGTGATCGTCACTCGAAGATGTACGGGGACGCCTACGACAAGGGCATCCAGAAGCAGGTCAAGTCCGGCAAGTTGCAGAAGTCTCTCGCCAAGGGCCTTGCGGATATTGACCTCATCAACGAGTTCCTCACCGGGGACGGGTGGATCGAGTTCCGCAGGGGCCTGAACGACTCCTTCGGGGAGGCAGGTGACCGGGCCGGGCACAACCTGGAACAGAACATTCTGTCCGGGATGAGCATGTCCGCGTTGAAGGCACGGCTCACCAACGTCCGAGGTCTCGTCATGGAGGCCGTCGGGGACATTGTGAAGGACGAGAACGAGGCGGCTCGGATCGCGGAGCGCCTCCGTATCAACGACCTGAGGGAGTTGCGCCAGGAACTCACGATGGTCTCCCGTTCCGTGGGCGATCTGGGCAAGGGTGGAGAGGGTAGTCGCAAGGAGTTGATGCTCGACCTGACGCGCATCCGTCAGGGCCTCGCGGACGTGGGCGAGGAGAACAAGGCTTGGCTCGACAAGTTGGACGACACCGAGCACCGGCTCCGGCGCACTCACCCCCTTCTTGACGGCTTCATTCACCGCGTTGACCTGGCGAGTGACGCGATCGGCAAGGGCTTCGGGCGTGGATCGAGGAATGACTTTCTCAACTTCATCGGCTCGGTCGCACGGAACCTCTCGAACCTGGCGTTCAGCATCCTGCCTCGGACGGCACGCGCGTTCCTCAACTGGTCGGCGGGTGTGCGTGAGGCCTTCGCGCAGGGGATCGGGCCGGGCTTCGCGAAGTTAGGGACCGACTTCATCAAGGTCTTGGGCGGCATGGGTGCTGCTGCGGTCGGCCTGTTCGGGGTTATCGGTCCACTGGTCTCGCTGCTGTCGCTGGCCGCAGGTGCGGTCACGGCGCTGGCCTCCTCGCTGACGGTGGGGCTGATCGGTGCAGCCGGTGCAGCGGCAGGTGCGCTGGTGCCGCTCGCGGGCTGGGTGGCGGCACTGGTGCTCGGCTTCAAGAACCTTGAAGGCGAGAGCAAGACGGTCGCCAAGGAAATCGGCAAGTCCTTCAAGTCCCTCGGTGATGCCGCAGCGGAGGGCTTGCAGTTCGACCGCACGCAGTTCGATGACAGCCACAGCCACGCGGTGCACTCCTTCGCGGACGTGCTGCGCCAGGTCAAGAGCATGGTCGATGACCTACAGCCGCTCATGCGGATCGCGGGTCGGGCGGTCGCGGACGCGATGGACCGCTGGGTGTTCAGGACCACGGCTGCGCGGGGTGCGTGGACGCGGTTCGTGGACGCGATCGACGGCGACGAGAAGCACTTCGGGTTCCTCGGCAACAGTGTGCGCCGCGTGGGTACCGTCATCGGTCAGACCTTCGACGGCCTGCTCGGTGTGTTCCGTGGACTCATCCCTATCACTGACAGGTTCTTGAAGTGGGCGGTGGACCTGTCGGGCGAGTTCTCAAAGTGGGCGAACTCCCCTCGGGGCATCCAGGAGATGCACCGGTTCTTCGCTCAGGCCGCAGACTCCGCCGCTTCCCTGGGTGGGTTCCTCGCGGCGGTGTGGGACCTGCTCGGGGAGATTGTCACCGCAGGATCGCGGGCGGGTGACTCGATCTTCGACTCGATGACGCGCGGCATCGAGGGGTGGACCAAGGCGATCCAAGACAACCCCGACATTCTGAGCAACTGGTTCAAGGACGCCGAGAAGTTCGCCGGGGTCGTCGGTGACCTCATCGTCGGGCTCGGTCGCCTGTTCGACGTGCTTGACTCCGAGTGGACACGCACCCTCATCACGGTCGCGTTCGAGGGTCTCTCCTCGCTCTTGAAGACGACCTCCACACTGTTGAAGCCGCTGGCCGACCTGTTCAACAACCTCAGCGGGCCGATGCAGGAAGTCGTCAGCGCGGCGGCTGCGGCAGCGTTCGTGTTCCCCCGGTTCAACAACGCGATCAGCACCACCAAGGGGCGCATCGGTGATCTGGTGACCTCGCTCGGGGATGCCCCGGGGCGTATGAACGCCTTCAAGAGCGCCGCCAAGAGCATCGGTGGAACGGCGGGCCTCGCGGGTCTGATGACCTCGTTGCAGTCCTCGAACCGTGAGGTCAAGGTGCTGGGCTCCACGCTGTCCGGTGCCGCGATCGGCTTCTCCGTGGGTGGTCCGTGGGGCGCAGCGATCGGTGCTGCCGGTGGTGCGCTGATGGGCTTCATGCACAAGAACGAGAGCGCCGCTGTCGGCGTGGACACCCTCACCGCATCCCTGGACAAGCAGACCGGGGCGATGACGAAGAACACCAAGGAACTCGTCGCGAACTCCTTGGAGAAGTCCGGCATCCTCGATATCGCCCGGGAAGCGGGCATCGGGCTGGACCTCGTGACCAGCGCCGCCTCCGGCAACCAGAAGTCGCTGCGGGAGTTGGGCTCCGCGTGGCAGTTCGCCCACGACAAGGCCGCTGCCGCGTCCTCCCCGCAGGAGGCGCAGAAGTGGCTCAAGTTGGCGGACAACATCGCCAAGGTGAACGTGGCCGCACAGGACCAGGCGGGAAAGTTGGACGATGCCGCTGAGTCGGCGGGCCGCATGTCGCAGGCGCTCGGCAAGACCATCCCGGTGACGCAGGCTGTGCTGGACAAGATGAAGGGCTGGCCGAAGAAGTTGGTCACCCAGATCGACACGCTCGGCGCTCCGGCCACGTTGAGGGGCATCCAGCAGGTGACGCGGAAGTTCGACCTGATGCCGAAGAAGGTCCGCACCCTGATGGAACTCGCCGGGATCGAGCCGTCCCGCAGGGCGATCCAACTGCTGCGCGACGGGATCAAGAAGGTCCCGCGCAGGGTCGAGACGCGCCTTGCCACGTTGAACTACAAGCCCACCGTTGACCAGTTGAAGAAGTTGAAGAAGCAGTACGACCTCAACGACCGGCAGGTCGAGGCGATCATCAAGGCCACCGGCATCGACGTAACCCTGCGTGACTTGAAGAAGGTGCAGAGCGAGGGAGACAAGGCTGGCAAGAAGAAGATCGAGCCGAGGGCGGACTTGAAGGACTCCGAGTTCCAGGGGAAGTTGAAGGGCCTGAACAACGACCTCGACCGCACCGGGCGACGCAAGGTGTCTCCGAGTGTCGGTGCTGACGCGGGTGGCTTCTTCGGTGTCATGGAGAGCGTCCGGTCGATGATAAACAACATCGACAAGAGCGTTGATATCTACGTCACCACGCACTACCAGACGGTCGGCAACCCGCCCGGTCGTGGTGGTGGGGGTGCCAGTGGCCGCACGCTCGCGGACATGGGACCCGAGACTCGCCTGCTCACCACGCCGACAGGTACGGACGTGGCGGTCACCGCGTTCTCGCTGACTCCACCGACGGGCGCTGTCCCGACTGCGCCGGTTACAGCGGCGGGGAAGACGGTGAACGTGGGCGGCATCACGGTAGTGAGCCCGAGTGCGGACCCGCGTGCGGTGGCGGCAGCGACGATCAACCACCTGGCAGCCGTGGGCTACTGACTTTAGTGACTAAAGAGGAAGGAGGCGGTCATGTCCTGGGAGGGCTACTTCGAGTACGACGGCAACGTCATCATCAACGTGGCGCGGACCGAGGCGTACATGAAGAACGCGGGGCTGGGCTGGTTCCGTCCTGTCTACAACAACGAGGCGCTGCCGCTGATGCTGGGCGAGTCCTACAACACGCCGATGCAGGACGACGCTCCGTGGACTGACCCGGACAAGCCCGAGTCGTACTCGTTCTACGGCATCTACCCGCTCGGCGTGGACGGCATCGAGAACTCTCCGCGTGTCTCCGCGCCGGTGGAGAACATCACCGATGGTGGGTCGCCGGGCAGGATCAGGAACGCGATGAAGACCATCGTGTTCAACGCTGTGCTGTTCGGGGAGTCCGATGCAGCGTGCGACTACGGGATGCGGTGGTTGAAGCAGGTGCTCCTCGGCAACGCCTGCACGCCGACGTTCCTCGGCTGCTCGGGTGCCACGCTGTGTTACCTCTCCGCCGACCCTGAGGCCGACATAGACCCCACCAACCCGTTCGACGTGGAGGAGTGCCTGAGCGACTACCACCGCTCGCTGCGTCAGGTGGTGTTCAACAGCGGTCCCACGCTGACCAGCAAGCGGGTCACCTCCGATGGTGCTGCGGTGTGGACGGTCACGTTCAGTGCCGTGGCTGGATCGCCCTATGAACTCGGCATCGAGGTGGAGGTCATCAGCGGGCTGCTCGACCCGGGCGTGGAGGTGCCGTGGGCGGGCGGAGAGGTGCCTGAGGGCGGCTACATAGACGACAACGGCTACATGTACCCCGACGACGATTCGTGCGCTCCACCGCCCTATGAGCCCGTCGTGGACCCCCTGTGTCCTGCGGTGCTGCCACCCCCGAGCGCGCCCTCGGTGCCGATCGGCTGCTACGACCCGCCGACGAACTGGCGGCGTCGGCAGTTCACCATCCCCAAGCAGTTCATTCCGCTGTGGGGCGAGGTGGTCCCGAAGGTCTCCATCCACGCCCGTGACGACGAGTTGCGGAACCTGCGCCTGCGCTTCTACTCCGACCCCTACCTGACCGGGGATATCTCTGATGACCCGTGCGCCTACTGCGGCGACCTCATCGTGTCCTACGTTCCCCAGGACCACACGCTGATCTTCGATGCCAGCGAGCAGCGGGTGCTGGTGCAGGCCCCGGGAGGCACTCAGGTGCGCGCCGACTCACTGGTGTTCCAGAGTGACGGCAGGCCGTTCGAGTGGCCGTTGCTGTCGTGTGGGTTCGGGTACGTGGTCACCCTCGACCTGCCGGAGACACAGACACCTCCGGTGGTGGACCTGTCCCTCTACGGCAGGGCGGTCTGATGCCTGACAAGACGTTCTCCTACACCGGGGACTGGCAGAAGTGGGACGTGCCCAAGAAGGTCGAGTGGGTCGATGTGACCCTCGACGGCGCTGGGTCTGGCGACTCGGAAGGCGGTCGGGTCTCCGGCAAGGTCAACGTCAAGCAGGTCAAGACGCTGTGGATTCAGGTCGGGCAGAAGGGCCAGGCCAACAACGGCAACACGGGTGGCGCTGGCACGTTCGGTGGAGGCGGTGCTGGTGGGGATGGGCGGGGTCACCCCGGTGGATATTCCGGGGGTGGTGCCTCGGTCATCCGCACGAACTCCAAGACCGGCGCGATCAAGGCTGTCGCCGGAGGTGCCGGGGGGACTTCCGGCGACGCAGGTATCGGGGGTCGTGGCGGTGCCGACGTAGGAGAGGCTGGCTGCCCCGGCGTCGCGGGCGGTGGGTACATCGAGGGCGAGTCGGGTCGCTGCCCGAACGTGGCTGGTGGTGACACCGGGAACGCCACAGGTGGCACTCAGATTCAGGGCGGCAACCAGGGCACCTCGTCGCTGGATTCTGTCTACGACGGCAACAGCGGCAAGAACGAGATTCTCGCTCGGGGTGGGGCGGGTGGGGGACCTGGCCTCCCGGGGACCTGGGGGGGTGGGGGTGGAGGGGGTGGCTACTACCCCGGAGGGGGTGGGCAGGCTGGCCTGGACGACGAGCATGGTGGCGGTGGCGGTGGCGGTGGCTCCAACTTTCGCCTCGGCCTGACCGGGTACTCCTCCGCGCAGGGGGTCGGGGCGCTCGGCAACGGCAAGGTGTCGCTGTCCTGGGTGACCCCGCCTCCGGCGAACCAGCCGCCGAACGCACCGAGCAGCGTCCAGATCGGCGGCAAGGATGCTGTGGATGAGTTCGTCACGCAGTCCACCGGACACGTCCACATCAGTGCCGCGATCCACGACCCGGACAACAAGCAGAAGGTCCGCATCGTGGTGCAGTACGCACCGAACGGTGACTTCGCCAACCCGCAGACGGTGAAGTCGCCGCTGATCCCGCAGAAGGACCCGGCGCACACCCCGAAGAACAAGAAGCACCACGGGCGTGCCGAGGTTGATCTGAACGGGCTGACCCAGAACACGCTGTACCACGTCCGTATCTACGCCCAGGACGAGAAGGGCCTGCTCTCCACCAACTACAACGGCGTCACGTTCTGGACGAACCGCAACCCGTTGGAGCCCACCCTCATCACCCCGGGCGACAACGCGCAGTTCAGTGAGTTGTCCTCGGCGGTGTTCGAGTGGAACCACCGTGACCCCGACGACCCTGAGCACGCGACCCAGCGGTCGTTCGAGTTGAAGTACCGCCGTGCCGGTACGCCGTCGCATTCTGCCTCGGACTGGACCTCGGTGACGTACCAGACCTACGACGAGACGTGGGTCGCTGACCCTGGTGCGTTCCTGGCGAACAACTCTTATGAGTGGAAGGTCCGTACCCAGGACCCGCAGAAGGCGTGGGGTCCGTTCTCGGAAACCCGCTCGTTCTTCTGCACCGGAGCAGCAGCACCACCGTGGCCTCTGAGTCCCGCCGAGGACATGGCGGTGGTGACCGAGGAGCCGATCACCTTCCAGTGGGAGTTCCGCGACCCTCAGCAGGGCGACACCCAGCACTCGGCGGACCTGCGCTACCGCGTGATCGGCGCAGCGTCGTGGATCACCTTGTTCGGGGACGTGTCCTACCCGGGCTCGGACTCGCGGTGGACGGTGCCCCCGGAGACGCTGGTGCCGGGCTACCACTACGAGTGGCAGGCACGCACCACCGATGCTCTCGACGGGGACGAGTCTCAGTGGTCGGAGTCCGCGAGGTTCTGGACGATCACCACACCGGGCTCAGCGGTGCCCGATGCTGTCGTCCCGCTCTACACCACGATCAGTGGAGACCTGGGGTGTGGCACTCACCGGGTGTTCATCTACGACCGGGGCGGCACGATCCCGCGTGGTGAGGTCACGCCGATCGCGCGCATCATCTACAACCGGAAGCGCGACGATATCTCCAACTGCATCATCGACACCTCGGGCTTCGGAGATGACTGCTGTGCGCTGCTCTCGGAGACCCGCTGCTGGATGCACGAACTGGTCGTGTTCCGTGACGGGGTGCGGGTGTGGGAGGGGCCGATCACGCGGATCACCTACATGCGCGATGCGGTGGAGGTCGAAGCCAAGGACGTGCTGGCCTACCTGTACCGGCGCATCATGCGGCAGGGCTACAACGACGCCTACCGGATCATCAACGGCGAGCAGGTCGGTGTCGCCACGGTGGTCGAGCGGTCGCGGCGGATCATCATGAACGCGCTGGCTCCCGACGACCCGAACCTGCTGGGCTACCTCACCTCGTTCGACTTCCCCGACGACGCACGTCAGTCCCGTGCACAGCCTGACTTCGCGAAGACTGCGTGGGAGGAGATTGACGACCTGGCTGCGACAGCGGGCCTGGACTACGTGGCTATCGGTCGCCGCATCCTGCTGTGGGACACGCACCGTCCGATCGGTCGGCTGCCGGAGATGCGCGACGAGAACTTCAACGACCCTCCGGTCATCACCGAGTACGGGATGCTGCTGGCGACCGGGTTCGGGGTCACCAACAACGCCGGTATCTACGGCATGGCGGACCGGGGCAACCTGCCCTACCCGCTGTCGCCCTACGGGATCGTGGAGCAGTTGGCCTCGGCGTATGGAGAGACCGAGGGAAGCGGGTCGGAGGAGACCCTGACCAGTGAGGCACGGGAGAAGTTGGAGGGCACCTTGGAGGTGCAGGCTGAGCGCAGCATCGCGAAGCGGTGGCCGACGCCGCTGGTGGTGCGGGTGCCGGACAACTCGGCGCTGACCGCTGACACCCCGGTGCCGTTCCAGTCCCTCGTGCCGGGGGTGTGGATTCCGCTGCGTGCACGATCCACCTGCCGTGAACTCGCACAGTGGCAGAAGTTGGATGAGGTCACGGTCGAGGAGGTGGCGGGGAGTTCCGAGTCGGTGCGGGTCACGATGAGTCCCGCCCCGAACGCAGGCGATGACCCAGATGCGGAGGCGTTGGCGGTGAGCGAGGGATGACGACCCCGAAGGACTGGCGCGTTGTCGAGACTGCTGATGACTGGATGCGCCAGCAGGAGAAGCGCATCATGCACGAGGAGCGCCGTCCTCGTATCTCCAAGGCCTCCGACCTGCTCGGTCCTGGTATCGCGTCGTACACCGTCGAGGTGCAGGATTGGAACCAGGAGACCACCCACTTCAACGGCATGTTCCATTCCTTCCCTGGGGCCGAGAACACGCCCGAGGAGGGGGTGGCCTTCCTCGGCTTCACGCTGATGACCCAGGGCGGCGAGGGACAGCAGACAGTCTGGTCGCACGACGCCACCGACTCGGGTCCGGTGCGGACCTACACGCGGACGATGCGCACCGGGGGAACCACCCCCGAGTTCAGCGGATGGGAGTTGCTGGCCGATAGCGGTAGTAGCGGGGAAATCGGCTTCGGTCCGGTCGCACCAGAGGTGGTGTTCGGGACCGATCCCGCCAACGGCACCTCCCCGCTGGCGAGCCGTGCGGACCACCACCACGGCAACCCTGACCATGACGATGCCGCACACGCCGAGATTCACCTCAACGCTCTGGACGCGCCTGACGGCGACGTGGACATGGCGGGGCACCGGGTCATCAACGGCGGTGCTCCGGTCGATGCCGGAGATTTAGTCACCAAACTCTACGTGGATACCGGCATCGGCGGGGTCGCCACCGACGACCTTGTGCCGGACCACTCCCCCACACCCACCGTGACCGGTGGTGTGGGCATCCTGCATGTGCGCTGGTCTCCGGTGGAGAACCGCGACCCGGTGACCTACGAGGTGTACCTGTCCACCGACTCGGGATTCACTCCGACGCCTGGTGACCTCGTGGCGACCACGGAGGCTACCCAGGTCACGTTGCGTGTGGACGGGGCGGGCAACCCGTTGCAGTACGGCGTCATGGACGACCTGGGATTCATCGCGAACCCGATCGTCTACTACGTGCGCACCTTGGCGCGTGACGAGGACGGCCCTGCGGCTGCCTACAGCGGAGTCTCCACAGGGGCCTCGCTGTACCGCGCGCAGAACGCGGAGATTAGTTCCGAGTACGGCTACTTCGGCAGCATCGACGCCGACCAGATCACGGCCAGCACGATCACCAGCGATCTGACCATCTCGGCCACGCTCACCACCGGCCCGGTGGGGACCCGGCGCGTCACCATCGACCAGTCCGGGATCAAGTTGCTCTCCGCTGGCGGGGACGCCACGGTCTCGTTGCCGACCACCGAGGGCGAGCCTGCGCAGTTCACCGGCAACGCCACCATGAACACGCTCACCGTGACCGGTGGGCTCCTGGTCAACGACCCGATTGCGCCGAGCACCACGCCTGCGCAGACGATGGGTGCTGGTGCTGACTTCCTGCTCTCCTCGGGTCAGCAGCCGCCGAACACGCCGACCGCCACGGTGGGCTACGACGCCTCGCTGAACTTCACGCTGCCGTGGTTCCGCAGCGGTGGTGAGCCACCGCCGATGGGTGGTGCCTACCGGGACGGCACGAACCTGCTCTACGACGTGGTGGACATGACCGTCAACAAGAGCCTCGGTCAAGGATTCTGGTCGGTGCCACTGGCGGGCGGTGCCTCCACGAAGTTGATGGGTCCTGTCTACACGGGAGGTGCGACGTATCCCCGGCACGTCGGGACTGGTGGTGTGGTCCGCATCGGCTCGAACTACTTCTGGTTGACCTGTATCCAGGACGGCAGCAGCCTGCCTGGATACTGGACGCTGGTGAGAAGCCCGGTCGGTTCGGGCTCCTGGGACCTGACCACACAGTGTCAGGTCGGCCAGGACAAGTTCGACTGGAACAGCGCGTGCTACCTCTCCACCGACGGCACCAACCTGTTTGTGGCTCGTCACAAGGACTCTGGCACCGCCAGTCCCGGCGACGTGAACATCTACCGGTTCAACACCACCAACCTGCTCTACGCTGCTGGGTCGCAGATGGACCCCACCGGGTCGTGGGGTGACAGCGACCTGTTCATGGAGGGCTACGTCATCCACAAGACCTCCGACAACGACCCGTTGCTCGGTGGTGCGGTGGTGCGGCACATCATCGTCGGATCGAACAAGGCGACGGGTGTCTACCTGGCCCGTGTCTATGCCGTGTCGGGGACGACGCTGACACGCGACGGCAACTACGAGTGGACCCTCATCGACGGGAAGAACGCTCCGCTCTACTGGACGGGAAGTGAGTGGCGGCAGAACAAGTTCTCGGGCTTCGCTGACAGCAAGATCAACGTCAACCGGTACACCAACATCATGTGGTCGGGGACGGGCTCCTCCGTCCTGGGTCAGACGTGGTGGCTGAACCAGACGTGGCGTGCCACGGGCGGTCCCTACGAGACTGCGCCGAGCCAGAAGTACCAGTTCACGATGAAGCGTCGCGCCCAGGTGGTGCTCTCCTCCAAGGAGGTGATCCCGTCCGGGTCGAACGCGCTCGGCTTCTACATCGGCACCGGCACCAGTGAGCCTGCCCGTACCGCCATGTGGTTGCAGCCTCCGGGTACGGGTGCGCCTGTCTACAGCGACACCGTGCTGGCCGACACCCCGCTGGCCTACTGGCGGCTGGGTGAGACCAGCGGAACGGCGGCTGCGGACTCCTCGGGGAACAACCGAGGCGGCACCTACAGCGGCTCACCTGGCCTGAACGCCACCGGTCTGCTCACCGGAGACGCGAACAAGGCCGTGGACTTCGACGGCGTGAACGACTACATGCGCATCCCCTATGGGACGTGGATGACCGCGACCCCGACCGCGTTCACGGTCGAGGCGTGGTTCACGGCGGACACCGTGTCAGGTATCGGCAACATCGTGGACCGGGACACGCTGGGTAACCGCGCGTTCCAACTCCGGCGTAACGGCAGTCAGATCGAGTTGCTCTCCTGGCAGCCCAATGCCGCTGGGCCTATCGGGATCGCGCTGACTCCGGCAGGCAGCGTGGTGGTGGGTCAGGCGACGCACGTCGTGGCGCGCTGGGACACGACCACCGTGAAGATTTACCTCAACGGTGTCGAGGTCTCGACTGCGACTCCGGGCCAGGCTGGTGTGTACGGGGGCACCAGTGATATCGCGATCGGCTCGTCCTTCGGCGGCAACAACCTCGGTGCCCCCTATACACAGTGGTTCGACGGACGCATTGATGAGGTCGCGATCTACGGCACGGCGCTGAGCGCAGCCCGCATCTTGCAGCACTACAACGTCGGCAAGGGCCTCATCTCGGGTGCACCCACTCCGACGACGACGACGAGTCTCACGCTGACCTCGGTGGCGACCTCGGGTACGAACCCTCCGGTGGACACGAACTACCCGGCGTCGGCTCCTGCGGATATCCACTCTCAGGCGGTGCGGTCGGCGGAGACGACGAAGCCGCAGACCTACCTCGGTGGGGACGGGACGGCGCGGATCGACGGGCTGATCCCTCCGGGCTGCATGATGATGTGGCCCACGAACACGCCGCCTGTCGGGTGGCTGCTGTGCGACGGGAGCAACAAACTGGTCGCGGACTATCCGACGCTGGCGGCGGTGCTAGGCACGACGTTCAATGAGGGGCTGACGATCCCAGCGGGAAACTTCCGTCTGCCGGACTTCAAGGGCAGGTTCGCGCTGGGCTACAACCCGGGTGCGGTGACCTACGGTGATGCGCTGGGTGACAGCGACTTGGCGATGACTGCTGCGCTGCGTGAGTCGCGGTTCCAGCACACTCACCACCACGACATTACCGGCCAGTCGGCATCGACTGCCTCCGATGCGTGGCAGACCCCCAACACCGGGGGTAACAACGCCGCCCGGTACTCGTCGTACCAGGGACACGCACACGGTGGTGTCACTGGTGACGCCTCTGCTCTCAATACGGGAATCGCGCACGCCTACATGACCGTCAACTACATCATCAAGACTTAGGATTCGGTCATGACTATCCTGCGTGGGGGAACTTTCAACGTGGAGAACACACGTCCCCCGCGTGTCGTGCTCGGTGAGGTTGAGCGTTTCATGGACCGGCACCGATTAGCCTTCTGCTGTGTGCAGGAGTTCAAGATGTACCGGGACACCTTTGAGGCAGCGGACTGGTGCCGCGTGTTCGCGGCTGCGTGGCCGGGCAAGCAGGGTCGTGGAGATACCGCGATCCTGGTACGTCCAGGAGTCCCTGCTCGCAACCCTGCGTATGCCGAGTTCGGGGATGGGTGGGTCACTGTCGAAGGTGACACTCACGTACCCCCTGAGATACCCCGGGTCACCGTCGAGTGGTTACGAGTGGCATCAGTACACATGCCCACCCCGATCACCTGGGATGGTCCGAACCGTCCTCCCGAGGGTCCTCCTGAGCGGGTGGACGACTACCGCGCGTGCGCTCGAAAGGTCCGCTCCTTCCTGGCTGACGAGGAACCCCGCCTCGTCGCTGGTGACTGGAACGAGTCGCCTCGTACGTTGGGGCGCTGGGCTCCTGGGTGGATCGCGAAGCAGGTACGTGGTCAGGCTTGGCCTACGGGGAAACTCGCCGGACACGGAGATATCGACTACCCCGTGACAAACCGGTTCGTGAAGGTCGTGAACATCGGCAAGGACCTAGAAATCCGCGAGGGTTCCGACCATGAGCCGGTCTGGTTCAACGTCGAGAGGACCGGATAGGCGGTACGCTGCTGTCCAGCAAGACGGCCAGGACCCTTTAGTGACTAAAGAAGTCCCGGAGCCCAGACAGTGTGAACCTGTTAGGAGACGCGATGGTGCGCTGCGGATGCGCCTCCGACCAGTGCTCGTGCGTGGTCGTCGCAGGTGAGAACGTCGCTATCAGTGGAAGCGGCACCCGGACCAACCCGTACAGCATCTCTGCCGCCACCCAGGTCATCCTCGAAGGCGAGGGCATCGAACTCGTTGACCGGATCGTGGGCGAGGTCATCATGTTCGGTGGCAGCGCGGAGCCGAGCGGGTGGCTGTTCTGTGACGGACGTGCGGTGAGCCGGTCGGTTTACAGTGACTTGTTCGCGGTGATCGGCACTTCCTACGGCGCGGGCGACGGGTCGGCTACCTTCAACTTGCCGAACATGGCGGGCGTGTTCCCGATGGGCACCAGCGGTACAGCACCGCGAGGCACCCAGGGAGGTGCGGCGAGTACGACGCTGGCGACGGCGAACCTCCCGGCGCACACGCACACGATCGACCACAGCCACGGTGCGGCAGGCGACCACGATCACCAGTTGGACCGCTCCACCGCGACAGGTGGCAGCAACAACAGCATCCCGCAGGGCACCGCCGCTGCGACGGGTGGAACCTCGGGCGCGGCTATCGCCAACGCGGGGAGTCACACCCACCCGGCGTTCACGGGGAACTCGGGTAGTACCGGCTCGGCTACGCCGGTCGAGAATCGCCCACCGTTCGTGGCGATCAACTTCCTCATCAGGTCAGCGGCGTAGGAGGGGTCATGGCACGTTGTTGCGGAAGCGCCGGGACCTGCGCCTGCAAGGTGGAGGCAGGTCGCCAGGTCGAGGTCAGTGGGTCGGGAACAGCCCAGGACCCGTTCGTGTTCAACGCTACGACGGCGCTGAGCACCGAGGACACCACCACGTTCGACCTGTCCCTGTTCGGGGTGGGCACGCTGGATCAGCCGTGGGTGCTGCGCGTGGACTACGCGGCGACCGCGCGCCTGGACGATCTGCCTGACGTGAACGCCGCCTCACCCAACCCGGGTGATGTGGTCACCTGGGATGACGTGGCAGGGGAGTGGGTCTCCGGTCCGGCTGCGACCGCGACCCCGGGGGCTGTGCTCTCATCGAACGGGCTCGATGGGGACGGCTCCGGTGGGGACCCGCTGGTGGCGGTCGGTGAGGCTGCCCGGTACATCAGGGTCACCGGCTCGGGGATCGGCCTGTCGGACGCTGGCCTGAACCGCATCCTGCGTCCCTTCGCGAATGAGGCGGCGCGGGCGGCTGCGTCTCCTGCGGTGGCGGCGGGTGCGGTCACGATCCTGCAAGACGACCCGTCGATCCTGTGGTACTTCGACGGCACCGAGCATGTCCCGGTCACGGGCGGCATCGGCATGGACGTGCGTCCTGGGCAACTGCTGGCGCTCTCCGGGCCGTACGCGGGCGGGGCGACCACTCGGTACATCGCGCAGGTGAGCGCGACCACAGACGGCACCGGAGCCTTCGTGGTGATCCCCTCAGGGGACCTGACGGACTACTCCGGGGTGCTCAGCGTGTACGTGCAGCCCACCGGCACGACCGGCTGGCACTGTACGGTCCAGCCTGGGTCCGGGATCATCTCAGGGGTTGCTCGTCGTCTCGACACCGGAGCCCTCTACACCGGGGTCACCGTCACCGCTGTCGTTGAGGCTGTCCTCTACTAACTCGTCGCCCTCGAACTCACCCGGGGGGTACATCGGGCGGGGTGGAGCCTTGTAGTCGTTCACGACCTTGGCCGCGATGAGGGGGAACGCGGAGCGGTCATCCGCCTTGGCGGTCGGCACGAAGTTGATCGTCAGATGACCCTCGTCGTCGGACATGCTCTCGATGCGGGGGTCCTTGATCGCGGTGAGCAGGGGTTCGAGCAGCGCCGAGGTGGCGGTGTCGAAGGTGATGGTGCGGGTGACACCGAGTCCGTCGGGGTTGGAGGCGGTGACGGTCACGTCCTCCCACTCGGCCTGGACCTGCTTGATGAGTTGCTTGGCTGCGTACGGGAGTCTCATGGGTTGATTAGAACAGACTGCCCTGTTCTTCGGTAGGCACACCGTCGTTGAGTCGGTGCGAGATTTCGTCAGCCAGCCGCTGCCACAGTCCTCGGACTTCCGGGGGCGTCTCGGGGTCCCCTGCCCGCTCGACGTAGTAGTCGCGTATCGCCGTAAGAGAGGGCTGGCGGGCTTGCCGCAGGTGGTAGCGGGCACGCTCGACCATGCGGAGGTGCTTGATGCCCTCGTCCTCCGCCATTTGCGCGGTGCGATAGGCCACCTGGGGTGGTGCCCACTTGCGGCAGGAACACCGGACCGCGTGCTCGAACGGCCCGAGTTCGATGTAGGTGATCCGGTGCTCCATGCGCGCCTCTTTGGTGACTAAAGATGACGGACGATCTGTGCCTCATGGACGTTGCCGTCTGAGTCCACGATCCTCATGCTCCCGACCTCTGTCTCATCGACACCCGGGAACTCCACTTCCTTCTTCTGCCAGTGGTCTGGTCCGACCGGGTTCAGCACGATGGGGCGCGGGTCCCCGATCTGGGTGCCGGTGTGGTCGTAGAGGATCACCCAGATTTCCTGGGGTGGCGGTCGGTCGGCCCGCCTGCGGAACCAGCGCATCAGTTGCTCCTTCGCTTCGGCATCGTGCGGACCTCCAACTTGTCGTAGGCCGCACGCTCGGTCTCAGGGATGACGGTCTCGTTGATGTGGGTCCAGCGCACCATGAACTCCCCGGTGCTGCCCTTGATCCCGACGAGGTGCTGCTTCGCCTCGTCCTTCAACCGCCTGCCCTGCTTCTCTAGGTCGATCCCTTCTCGGTACATCGCGACCGCATTGAGCGTTACCGGGTCTGTGAGCAGGCCCTCCACGTCGGTGTCGTGGGCACGGCACACGTCGTAGAACCCGCAGATCACCGCGCACATGTCGCGCGGTGGCTCCTTCTTCGCCTCCTCGTCGTGGAGGTAGGCGTACACCACGTCGTCCAGCCAGAATCCCGCGTCGATGACGACCTGCTCGGAGTAGGGCTCCATCTGGACATGCACGCCCTTGTCGATCGCAGCCCGGTCGATCCACACGTTCGCGACCTGCACCTCGTCCAGCGGCATCGGGAAGTACCCGGCGTCCCACGCCCCCTTCGCGTAACAGTGACGCTGGAACTGCTGCTGCTGGTTGGGGCCGGTGCGCCGGATCGTGGTCAGCCCGTAGTCGGTCTTGAAGTCGATGAGCACGCCCTCGTCGGGGAGGATCATGTCCGGGTGTCCGGCCAGTCGGTACGACCCGGAGTCCCCGATGAGGTCCACGTACACCTCGGCCTGGCGGATCGCGTTGTCCCACTGGCGGAGTACCGCCTGCTCTACGTGGTCCCCGATCGCGGTGCCGATGAAGGCGCTGAGGTGGTCGGTGTCGCCGGGCACCTGCTGATCCAGGAAGCGCCGGGTCCGCTCTGAGCAGAACCCCAGGTCGGAGATACCGGCCCGGAACTCTGCTGCTTGCAGGGAGCGAGGGCTACGCCGTGACGACTCCTGGATCGCGGCGTAGACCTCCTTGCCCAGCGTGTCCGCGTTCACGGCTTCTCCTCGATGATCTGGTCGGTCCAGACCAGGGGCTCCTGGGTGATGTAGCCCTCGTCATCGACCTTCCAGATCAGCGGGGCACCGTTCTCGGAGAGCGTCATGAACCGCTCCCCAGGCTCGAAGCACCACAACTGCTCAACCACGGGAGGCCTCCTCGATCCGGTACCTGACCTCGCCGTGCTCGCACTCGTACGCCCACCCCGTGAACCCGTGGAACTTGACCGGGGGCGAGTCCCAGACCCGCGTCCAGGCGCACCCTGCGTGCGGGTCTTCTTGTCGTTGAGTCGCTTCTGCTTCTTGTCCCATGAGACGCCCTTGTTGTGACGGTCCGTTGCACCCCGATCATGCGCTCGCAGCAGCCGTCTCGCTCTCCTCCTGGCTCGGCGTGCCCTGCTCACTGTCGCCCTCCTGAATGACCTGTCCACCGACTGCGTGCTCCACGTTCTTGATCGCCTCTGCCTCGGGGTCTGGCTTCTCGTAGCCCTCGGGGACGACGACGGTGCTCCTGACCACCTCGCGGGTGGAGCCCTTGTCGTAGAGGCCGAGGCCGAACTGTGAACCCAGGTTGATCGCGCACCGCTTCAAGGCGTCCGAGGCGGCGGTCTTCAAGGCGTTGTCGTGGAGGTCGCCCAGCATGTAGGCGGGGCCGGACTCGGAGCCCACCGCGCACTCGGTATAGGTGGCGAGCGGGCTCTGCTCGGCGTCACGCAGGTGGAGCGTGACCCGGGCGGAGTAGATGACCTCGACCATCTCCTTGTCCTTGTCGCGCCCGCCCATGTAGGAGCGGTCAGCGACGTGGTGGTACTCGATCACCTGAGCGTCGAAGTTGCCGAAGCCGAAGACCCGGATGAGGTGGGCTCGCACGTCCCACGATTCGAGGTAGGACAGTTCCTTGCCGCCCTGCTCGCGCTTGGCGATGCGGGTTCCCCGGAGGGGACGCATGAGGACTTCGTACTGGTCTGCGCTGATGGACACGGTTGCTCCTCTTTGGTGACTAAAGCCGACCCTGGCACGGGCCACCGACACTTCGCCTCTGAACTACCCCCGTACGGGATAGCCTACCACACTATCCCCAGATAGGGTAGTGTGGATTCCGTGTCCATCCTGAACTTGAACGAAGCGCCCTCGGACCCCATCGAGCGACTGCTCTGGCTGAGTGGGGTCAAGGAAGCGGTGACCTCAGAACTCGAAACAGAGTTCGCCAAGACGTACTACAACGCGCGGCTCCAAGGCCGACTACAGAGTGCGATCCTCGCCGGTCCCTACGCGAAGAAGCGGGTCCTGGCTTTCACCCGTCAGGAGAACCAGAAGCGCGGGAGGACCGTGCGTTGGGGTGACCGGATGGACCCCACCTCGACCGCGTATAGGACCGGCTGACATGGCCTGCAAGTGTGGGGGGAAGACGATCCGGGCGAACACCCCGCCCAAGAAGACACCGCCGAAGAAGGCGCTGCCGAAGAACCAGTCGGCCCGCTCCGCTCGGCTCTCGCGGAAGGCCCGCAAGGCGGCGCTGGCGAAGCCGAACCCCTACGCCAAGGGTTGTAAGTGCTCGTAGGTGTGCGGGAGGGTCAGTGTCTTCCCCTGCACCAGACCCTCCCGCACGTCATCACCTCCTATCGAGAGCGACGGCGATGAGTGCCGCCGCGACGATGTAGCAGAACATCGCGAATCCCAGGAGCACTAGGGCTTTGTCCCTCCCACGATGTAGGTCGGCTGGAACGGGTTACCGCCGCCCTCGATGAGCAGGGCTTTCAGGTAGTTCTCCACTGAGCCGTAGCCGGAGATTTCTGCCCTCTGCTTCGCGGCTTCCGCCTTCGCCTTGGCGGTCTCAGCCTTGGCCTGGGCGATGCCCGCCCGTGCCTCGGCCTCTGCTGACTGTGCCTTGGCGACGTTCTCCTGTTCGGTCGCCACGGCCTCTGCGAGTTCCTTTCTGACCGGGGCTGGTTGTCCCACGATCACACTGATCCCGTCGAAGTACGACTTGCCGTTGGTGACCTGGGTCAAGAGGGAGAAGTCACCGGAGAGGCTGTCGTCCAGCGCCTTCTCGATCGCGGTCTTGGTCTCTGGGTTCGACCACACGTCCCTCCACTTGTAGCCCTGGATGATCCTGTCCACGGTGGCGTCGGTGGGGTCGGCCACCAACTTGCGCAGCAGGGTCAGCCAGCCCTCGTTGTAGTTCGCCCCGGTGGACTCGAACGTCCCGTCGTTCTTGAACTCCACGTTGTACCGCCTGCCGTAGCGGGCGTAGAAGTCCTTCAAGGTGGCGCAGTCGGTCTTCAACGTGAAGCGCACCGTGACCGGCACGTACATCTCCACGTTGTCGTCGGTCACCGAGGTGAACCTGCCCGAGTCTGAGCCCGGCTGCCCGGTGGCGTCCCACTCCCGCTCGCTGGTGGGGAAGTAGCGGTAGTCGTCGTTGGACCAGAAGCCACGATCAGCGGGTTCCTTGCAGCCCTTGATCTTGCTGGCCTCAAACGGCCCGGCCCCCACCTCGACTGCCACCATGTCGGACGGCACCGAGTACCCGCACCCGCTCAACAGGAGACCCAGGACGATCAGTAACGCAAGGACAGCCCTGCGCCACGCACGGGCACCACGGTTGCTGGGACCAGTGCCAGTCGCCGTCGGGCTCGCACCCGCATCCACAGGCGCACGCCTCGGCCCCCTCACTGGACGCCCGCGTGGTCACGGTCGCAGTCTTCCCAGCCGTGGTCACCGAGAAATATCCAGCGACCAGCGGTGACCAGCGTGCACCTGCGTCCATCCTCGACGTGCACGAAGCCGGTGATCCCGGTCCGCTTCTCAATCCTTCTTGAAGTACGCATCCAGTTTCCGTCCCACGATGAAGGCGAAGTCGTCGCCCAAGAGTTGATGTTCGGCAGTTGCGCCGATGAGCCAGGAGCGCAGATCGCGCAGCCCTTTGAGTTCCTCGCGGTCAGCCCGTTCCAGGCCCCCACGCCTGGCCCCCCAGCGACCGGCTGCATAGCCGATCGCCAGGAGAACCAGGGTGGGGATGAGGTAGGCGAACGCCTTCACGCACTCACGTACTGCTTGCGCAGGACGTGTCGCTTCCACTCCTGAGCGAGCACGCACCGTCGCGTGCAACGGTCTCCGAGTGGTGCCTCGAAGCCGTGTGCCTCGGCCATCTGGTCCCACTCGTCGTAGGAACTCCACGACAGGCGCTGCCAGCCGACCTGCTGACGGGGCCACAGAGCGGAGAGCCCATCGGCGTACGACCCGTACAACTGGCCGAGCACGCACTCCATCGCGCTTTCCAGATTGAGGGTCTCGACGTTGATCCTCTGCTCCCAGCCAGGCTTCACCTTGTCCAGCAGCATGACCCCGGCCTTGACCTCCGGGATGGTGATGAGGTCGTGGTCCCTCGTCTTGGTCCACACCACGGTGGGCTTCTCGCCGCCCACCTTGACCGGCAGGACGGGGATGGTCCGCACCTCCCGGGACCGGATGATGCTGTGCATCTTCTCGGTGAACTTACTCACGGTTGCTCCTCGTTGTTGTCTTTAGTGCCTAAACCTTCTGAGTACGCTGCTTCGTACTCCACCGCCGTGGCTACGTCCTCGGGGTCGAAGCGGTTCTCCCGGCACCAGGCCAGGTATGCCGCTTCGGCGTCAGGTTCCATATCCCTCCTCGTGCACATACTGGAAGTTGCCGTCACACTCCAAGCGGAGCGTGCCGTAGTAGGCGGTCACCGGAACCACCCCTGGGTAGTCCTCGGCACGGGAGACGATCAGCCCCGTGCTGCGTGCGTCGAACGGGTGACGGTGCACCCACTCATGACAGGTCGTGCACAGCAGCACCCCGTTGCATGGACAGTGGGTGTGCTGGTCGCGCACCGCCCGTCCTCGACGGTGGTGCCACTCTCCCCCCCAGGCCCCGCAACGGAGACAGCGCCGTCCTTCTCGCGCCGTCACGATGAAGCGAGACCTGGGAGGTATGGGGTTCCCCATGAGTGAGGGCGTTACTGCTGGTTCTGCTCCTCGGAGCCCTCAGCAGGTGTCCCCTCGTCAGGCACCTCGACCGGGGTCTCCGGGTCGTCGTTCGCCTGCTGGGTCACGGCCTTGATCTTGTCGATGTTCTCCTTGATCCCGTCCACAGCCTGCGAGGCGTCGTTGAACGCGGCGTCCAACTGTGCCTGCAAGTTGTTGATGGTCTCCTGGAACGCCTCGTCCTCGACTGCATCTGCGAGGTTGGCGTCTTCGAGAGCCTGCTTCGCGTCTGCGAGAGCCTGCTCCAACTCGGCGGTGTTGTTGCCCACGTTGCCCGTGAGTGAGTCCACGGCAGCGGTCAGGGCCTCTACTGCATCAGTGAGTTCAGACAACTGTTCTGTCACTTCCTGTGAGGTGTTGTATCGGGTGATGTTGCGGATGACGATGCGGATTCTCTGAATCGGATTCGGCATGACTCCTCTCTCTACTCGTCGTACTCGGCAGCGTCGAGCCGCTGGCTGTACGACATGGTGTTCGCCCGGAACGACTCACGCCACGTCCACTTGTTCTCGACGTACTGCGCGAACTCCCTCAGGGTGAGGTCCACCGTGTCCTCGGTGTGCCAGTTCAGCATGGCGATTGCGGTGTCGAAGTCCCTGGTGTGGTCCTCCGGCTCTGGCAGGCTGACGTAGCGACTGATCTTCCGCCCCTCGCGGGCGTCACGTAGATGACGGTCGAGTTCGTGGATGACTCGCTCCCGGTACACGGCCTGGGCTTCCTCGAAGATGGATCGGTGCTCGGTCCGGTTCTCCTCCAAGGTCTTGATGAGTTCTGCCTTGTTCACGGTGATGGTGTCCATCGTTGCTCCTGTCGTTTAGTGACTAATCAGTGGTGGTTGCTCCGCTCCTTCCATTGGTCATAGGCGTCCATCATGTCGTTGAGGGTCGCGTCCTCGAACGGCACCGTGAGGTAGCCGAGGACGTGATCCTCCAACCAGTCCGAGGACCGGAGGCTTCCGTCGCGCATCTGCACGAACATCTCTGCCTTGCCGGACGGAACCAGCGGCATCCCGTGGCGCTCCGTCTGCAAGCGGTGGATGGTGCGCGACGCCACCACCGCGCACGCCCAGAACCCGACGAGCACGCCGATACCGAAGGCGAGCAGCACCACCAGGAAGGGGATCATGACGCCTCCGGGTGTCCACTGGCGAACTCGGTCGCCAACTCAGTGAAGGCGCGCAGCGTCTCGCGTGCCCGCTCGGCGCTTTCGCGTGCCTCTCTTGCCTCTGCCTCTGCGGTCAGCACATGCTCCTCTAGTGCCTCGATCCGCTTCTGCTGCTGGTCGTAGACGCCCTGGTCGAGCAGGGTCCTGATCCGGTTGAGCGTGTCCTCCGGGGTCAACTCCTCCCGCTCTGCTGCCAGCGGTGTTGCGTGCTTGCTGTTCTCGTGCACCCAGGTCAGTGCCGTCCGGGCGATGACCTCCGGGTCAGTCTCCCCGGTCTTCATCATCTCTCCGATGGTCTGCGCCAGGGCCTCGACCCTGGTCTGTCTCGGGGCGTAGACCCGGGCGTCGGGTACGTCTGCCTCGAAGAACGTCGGGTGTGGTCTGGTGCCGCTGCCGCTGCTGTGCACCTTGGACCAGTGGGCAGGGACGGAACCTCGGCTCTTGCTGGACGTGTAGTCGCACTCGGGACACTTCCAGTCCTTCGTGCCGTCGCTCCACAGCCGCTCGATCGCGGTGTAGGACTCATACGCCCGCTTCTCCCCGCCCTTCGCGACCATCGGCTTCTCGCTGACGATGTGCCGCTCTGCGCTCTCCTCCTCTTTGGTCACTAAAGCCGCGTCTTCCTCCGCCGCTGCCTGCCTCGCCGCCTGTGCCGCCTCCTGAGCGATCTGCCTCGCCCGCTCCTGGGCTTCGTGCCGCGCTTGCTCTGCCTCGCGCTCGCGCTGCTCTCGCCGTTGCCGTGCCACGATCTTGCGCTGCTCCTCCTCCGCCTCAGCCTGGGCAATCTCAGGCCGATGGTCCACGAAGGTGCCCTCGTCCCCCACCAGCGGCAGCATGACCGCTGCTAGGTCGGCGGCAAACCGTGCCGCTTCCTTCCCCCCGGGTACGTTCCTCGGCATCTTGATCCCGGCAAGGGAGTCAGCCAGAAGCAACTTCTCTGGCTCGGCAAACTTCAACACGTCACGATGGATGCGGTTGAAGTTGTGGGTGGAGCGACCACCAACGGAGAAGTGGTGCTTCTTGCGCTCGTCGTAGGACACGATCGCCACAGAGTTGTTGGACGTGACGTGCATCTTCCAGCCGAGGGCTACCGCGATGGTGACGACCTCCTTCACCTCCTTGCCGAGTGCTTCGGGGATGAGGTCCTTGGTGAAGGTCGATGCATCATGCACGGTCGTTGCTCCTGAGGTGGTGTCGCAGTTGTGTTTGGGCCTTCTGTATCTCGATCTTGGTGTCGAGGCGGAACAGTTCGTACCGCCACCGGAACATGGCGGCTTCCTCTAGGGTGTCGAGGCTGATCGGCCAGACGTGCAACTTGTGGGTGATCGCGAGTTCTCCGCGAGGTCGCTGGCGGTCGAAGACCCAGCCGTACAGGTAGCCGTACTGGATGCCGAGGGCTATCTCCTCAGCGGCTTCCCGCTTCTCGACTACGTTCCCGACAGTGGTCTCGTCCATGAGGAGGGTGACTTCCTCTTGGCGGATCACTCTGCCGAACTCCATCTGCCTGCCGGTCCCGAGGAACCTGATCCAGCAGGAGCCGTAGGTGAGTTCGCGCTGTTCAGGCGCGAGCATCTCGTTGGCGATGCGGTTGGCTTGGCGGAGAAATGCTTGCAGTTCTTGGGTGGACTCGAAGCCCATGTGGGTCACGATGGTTGCTCCCTCGATCAATCTTTGGTGACTAAACCCTGGCCTAAGAAGGGAGCCCGAGAGGAGACATACCCCTACCGAACTAACCCTATTCTATCAAACTTTCTTTACTTTGGCAATGGTTTCTTTACTTTATTCTGCCGGACTGCGGAGTACCTTGACTGTTGCGCGCGGTCTCTCGCGGTACTCCGGCATAATGAACCTCGCGGTCGCCGCTCCCCACGCACCTCGACACTGACCGCACTCACAGTCGCTCCGGTTCGCGCCCTTGTAGTTGTTGCACGTCTTGCAGCAGGGCACCACGTTGAGTTCTCGGAACCAGTACGGGAGTCGAGACTGCGGCTTGGGGAGGATCGCGCGCGGGACGATGTGATCTTCCGACTCTGCCTTGCCCCCGCAGTAGTGACATACCTGCGAGGTGAATACTGTGCCCAACGGCTGCTCCTACTCTGGATAGTTCATCGCACTCCACAGGGGTCCGACCTTGCGCAAGTCGATGGTCTGCTCTACTACGTCACGCCCGGTGATGTGCAGGTAGCCCTCGCCCTTGCCGCGCACCGTCTCCAAGAACCACAGGGTGTCCGCTGCCCCGGTCAGCCCCCGCGTCCCGCTGATTCGGGTGAACGGATCGGTGTCCATCGAGCCCTCGTTGCCCGGCTTCGTTGGTGCCTGCTTCCTGTCGTGGTGGACCGCGACCACAGCGCAGTTGTGCTGGTCGGCCCATGTCTTGTAGCGGCTCATCATCGAGTAGTTGCCGGTGTACGCACCCCGGTAGCGGTCCTCGCCCATCTCCGGTTCGACCTTCGCGATGGTGTCGAGGACCACGATGCGCGGGTCTCCGCACTCCTCGGCCCACTCGGTCAGGTACGCCAGCCCCTCCTCACCACCCGGCCAGTCGTGCTCCTGGGGGATGAGTTCGAGACACGCCGGTCCAGTCCGCTCGCCGCCCATGATGAAACTCATCCGCGACTGCAAGCGGCGGTAGGTGTCCTCCCTCGCGAGGTACAGGGCGCAGCCCTGGCTGGTCTTCAAGTGCGAGAGCGTCGGCCCACCGAGCGCGACCGCGAGGCACAGGTCGAGCGCGACCCAGGACTTCCCCGCCTTGGGTGATCCGGCGAAGATCGTCAGCCCGGCAGGGAGAATCCTGTCCACCGCGAACGCCACCTCCTCGAACTCTTTCTCCATCAGGTCACACGCCCGCATCCCGCGAGGGCGGAACGTGGCGGTCGGCTCGGGGATGAAGTCGCCCTCGTCGTAGCCGCCGTCGAAGTGGTCGGTCAGGTCCTTGCCGACAGCGGGGGCCACGATCCGCACGCTCACCCCGGCTGCCTTCAACGCCATGCGCGCCTCCATCGCGAACGCCTGGCCCTTGCCCAACTCGCCGTTCGGCTTGATGAGGTCTTGGTCCGCGACGATGACGACCTTCGCCGCGTGCCGTAGGAACGAGGTGTACGAGGAGCGCCACCGCTTCCCGAACCCGGGCGGGCAGGTCGCGATCAGGCCGTGGCGTTCAGCGGTCTCCACGTCCTTCTCACCATCCACGAGGTAGACGACGCAGCCGCCCTGTCGCATCGCCTGCCACACCTCGGGTGCGCGGTACAGGATCGGGTCGGCTCCCCCGATCCCGGTGCGGTCCCCCACCTCCGCGCCGGGCCTGCGCTGCCGGAACGTCTTGGGCCAGTACCGGTCCACGATGAACCGGACCTCGCCGTTGGTGCCGCGATAGACGTAGGACTTAATCGGCACCGCGTGCTCTTGGTCGGGCTCACCGTCGAACAGGTCCGACAACTCCAACCCCAGCGCGCGCATCACGTCCTCGGTGTGACACCCGGCGTGGCAGTAGACCACCGCCCGATCCCCTCGGTCATCGACCGCGAGCGACGGGTTCCGGTCCTCGTGAGCCGGACACTGGTACTCACCGTGCCGCTGCCTCACGTTTCGCGATGAACTCCCGTTCGTGGTGAGTGCGTCGGTGACTCTGAGGAACGCCGTGCTCGTCGTCATGCTGACTTCTCTCGGGGTCTAGGAGGAGGTTTGGTGACTAAAGATCAGGTTTCTGGGGGTGGGCATACCACTCCCATAGGAACGGGGAGACCGCTGTTCTCCGGGTCGGGGCCAGGGTCGGTTCAGCCCTGGTCAGATCACGGCAGGCACGCGGGTTGCCCGGTCGGCGTCAGCCCCTAGATCAGCGGCGACCCCGCTTCCGGGCGTCACGTTCGAGGGAAGCGCGTGCTGCCTCCATCGGGTCGGGACACCTGTCCTTGTGCTCAGCCCACGAACCACCGAGGCGTATCCACTCGCCCGGGTAGATCGAGTGCCTGCACTTGCGGCACCACAGTCGAGCCCGTGCCTTCATCGTCCGCACCGGGATGCGGTGCAGCGTCGAAGGTCCGTACCGTCCGGCCTTGCTCACGGGTGGTCCCCGGGCATACCGAAGTCTTGGTCTCGATGGACGGGACACTTCATCCACCAGACCACCTTGTCCCTGACTGTAAACACAGCGACAGGGTGCAACGTCCTGTGGCAGACGGGGCAGTCACCCTCGGGCACGTCCCAGCGTGAGGTGACGTGGTGGTCGATGAACTTTCTGACCTCGGGCGGGAGCGTTGGAGTGCTCAACCTGCCCGACTTCCGGGTAGTATCTCTCATTGAGAGGTCCGTTCTCTCCGGCCCCCGACCTGTTGACCGCAGGTGCGGGGGCATTCATGTGCAGGACACTATACCACAGACTGTCCCGAAGTGGACTAGTCTAGGTTCTTGGTACCCTTGACACCGGCACTCCTACTTCGGTTGCTCCGTCGTTGAGGCCCCTGGGACCGGCCCGTCTGCCTTGCGGGCCGGTCCCCTTCGTTCTCAGGCGATCTTGTCGCGCAGGTGGGGGTACTCCTCCAACAGCGCCTCGAACGTCTCCTCAGCCTTCTGCTCAGCGGTAGGGCGGGGCTTGTAGTCCACGCCCAACTCCTTCGCCGCCTCCGCATAGAACTGGTCGAACTCCTCGCGGTGCTCGCCACGCAGTCGAGCGGTGGCCTGGCCGTACGCCTTGCGTAGTGCGTTGGCCCGCTCGTTCGTGCCCTCGTCCTCAGTAGCCACTTACTACTCCTTATCTTTGGTGACTAAACTTCCCTCAGAAGGGAGGGTCGTCATCCTGTTGGGTGGGTGGTGCGGTCTCGAACGTGGAGTCAGAGACCGCCTTCTCTGTCTTGCTGGTCCCCCGCTCGGTGCGCTGTACGTGTGCGGCAGACCAGCGGATCGAAGGACCGACGGAATCAGCGATGAGGTTGACCGACGTGCGCTTGTTCCCGTCCTTGTCCTCCCACTCCTCCGTCTCCAACTTGCCGGTGACGAAGATAATGTCCTTCTTCTCGAACGACTCGGCCACGTTCTCAGCGATGCGGTTGAACGCCTTGATGGTGACCCAGCACTCCTTGTCGTCTACCCACTCTCCCTTCTCGTTCTTCTTCTGCTTGTTAGCCACGGCACGCACCGTTGCCACGGCTACACCTGAGGGAGAGTACCTCAGATCGGGGTCCTTGGTGACCCGGAACTCCCCGGTGATGATGGGCAGCATCTACTTCTCCTCCGAACTCGCCGGGACACGCTGGTCCAGGGCAGGGTTGTACCGCAGATACATGGTGCAGAGAGGTGGGGTGTCCTTCGTGTTGTTGCGGGTGCGTACCTCGAACCCATTGGCGGGGAGGAGTGCAGAGATTCCGCTCACACGGATCGCGACCGCGAGAGACTTGCGGTCATTCTCGAAGACCTTGGCCCACTCACCGGGCCGCTTCGTGAGTTCTGCGGCGATCGCGTTCCAGTCGTAGCGCGTCCGCAGGGGTGGGTCCTCCCATGACAGGGCGGTTTCATCCACGGGTATTACCTCCGTTTACATTCAGCAGTCATGTCTGCCACTAGTTAGGTTCGGTGCTCAGGTAAGTCAGTGAGGAAGAAGGGGGAGTAGGACACAGGGACGGGGGGTCGTTAGCCGCTTCCTCTCGGCCTTGCCCCCCGCCCCTGCGTGGATCACACGTTGATGCCGTACCTCTGGGCCTGCTGCGCGAGGTTCTCCATGCGCTGCCCGATCTGCTGGACCTCCCGCATCACGTCGGCCAGGGAGGGCTCACCCTCCGGTGCGGGTGCGTCGCTGCGCTGCACCCCACCCGGCTGCTGGCTCGACGCCATGACCTGCGGCTGCTCGTCCAGCCCGACCTGGATGAACACCCGGTCGATCTGCTCCTGCCGGAGACCCTGGTCCGCAGCGAAGGAGCGGAGCCCCTCCTTGATCTGCGTCTCCCTGGCGTCGAGTGCCCCGATCACGGGCTCCGCGTAGGAGAGGTACTGGCTGTACCCCGCCCGGCTGAGGCTGTCTGTTACTACCTGTCGGATGGTGCTCAAAGGTTGCTCCTTCTTTGGTGACTAAAGATAGACTTCGGTAGTCTTATCTTGCCTTGTCTTGTCGACACTACAACATAATGCTGCTTCGGGCAAGCCCCCTTCCGTGTGAAATGAGGGGGCGTGGGGCGGTGTCTGCCGGTTTGGACCCAGCAGGCCTACCCCCAGAGAGAGGCGGTGCACCCAGGCGTGGGAGGGACTCGCGCTAAGGGAGGGTTGCGAGTCCACCTGGGGTCCGCTTGCATCTGTCACCCCGCGTCGTTGTGCGCTGAGAGGAGGGAGGGTGCGGTAACCCCTACCGCACATGCCTCTCAGCCGACGCGACCATGAACGCCCGGCCCGCCCGGGGGAAAGAAAGGCGGAGACACCCCCGGACGGACGACTGGTTACCCGATGCCGAACGTCAGGTCGGTGCGGAGGACACGCATGTTCTCCACCTCGTCCTGCGTCTCGTTCCACCGGATGATGCCGCCCTGGTTGTGCGGGTGGAACGGTGCCCACAGGGTCTCCCCCACGCGCAGCGCCTCCCGTGCCTCGTGCTCGTACAGCGACATGAGGCAGCAGAACAGCCTTCGGTACAGGCGAAGGTCGGTGTTGAGGTCCCCGACCATGATCGGGAACTCCGCCCTCGTCTTGATCGCCTCGTCGTACCCGCCCGCCGACATGTGGAATGCCTCGCGGTCGGTGTTGAAGGCGTCGTAGTCCACCCGGACCATGATGGTTCCCTCGAACCTAGCGGTGTGGTCCCGGGCGGTGAACTTGAACCCCGGGAAGAACACCAGCCCGTGCACCAGACGCACGGCGGTTGCGACTTCCATCCCCCCACTCCTCTCTCATTCGTGTCGTGTGCAGGTCAGCACGTCGAGCGTCATGGACTGGACGTTGGTGAGCCCCGCCTTCGTGAGTTCCTCCACGACCATCGGGCGCGACACCCGCTGACACGGGTGCCGGTTCTCCGGGCAGCGGAAGGTCACCTTCACCTCCTTGTCCCAATACACGTAGACCTGCGAGTCGTTGCCGCGCAGCGTCACCTCCGGCAAGGCGTCGGATTTCAGCACGGAATCCAACGTCATGATCGACCGCCCGTGCACCAGCACGGTGACCGTCTCCTTCGGGTCAGGCCTGCGCACACCGAGAGCGTGCAAGGCCTCGTCCATGTCGGCCTCGCTCACCTTCTCCCGGTCGTACAGCGGATGCAGCGTGCGTTCCACGAGCATCTTGTAGTTGGTGATTTCCGCGACCGCCTGCTCGCGCTCCTGCACAGCGGCATCCCGCTGCGTCGAAGCATCGACCATCGCCTTGTAGGTGATGAGGTGCTGCTGCACCACCGTCGCCAGCGACTCCTTCTCGCTGGGCTCCCACCCCGGACCCTCGATCGGCTCCCCCGGAGGAGGACCGTTGAACAGGGAGAGCCCGTAGTAGAGGGCACCCCGGACACGACAGGCGATCCACCCGCCGTTGTCCTGCTGCTCGATCAGGTAGTAGTGGTCGTTGCCGTCGCGCGACCACATGCCCGCAGCCCAGGCCACGACCTTGCGTATCCGGTTCTGCGACACGTCGCCCGAGAACTTGTCCACCGAGAGCGTGAACTCGCCCTGCTGGAACCCGTCCTCGGTCCGCACCCACTCGTTGCTGGTCGTCGCCGGAACCACCTGGATGGTGGTGCCCGGCGACAGGCCAGCGAGTTGCTCCATCGTTGAGATAGTCATGCTCGCCTCTCTGCTCGCCTCTCTTTGGTGACTAAAGATCAGTCCTCAGCGGTCGCCTTCACCGTGTCCTCGCCACCGTGGATCGGGCACATGATGTTGGGCTCCCTCTCCTCGGCGCTGTTCCAGGTGCAGGTGCAGGTGCGCTGACGGCGCTCCTCCTCCTCCGCCTCCTCGGCATCCTCGGCCAGCCGGTCCTGGAACTCCCTGACCTCGGCGTTGACCATGTTCAACTCCGTGGCCTCGTCACCCAGCGTCCGAGCGATGATGCGCAGCCCGTCCGCAGCGAGGCTGGTGCCCCGCTCGATCTTGTCGAGCATCCGGTTCGCGTCGTCCATCACCTCGACCGCACGGTCCAGGCACTTGCGGCAGACCGGCTTGTCCTCGGGCACGTTGGCCCACAGAACCTTGACCTGCTTCTCCTGCCCGCACAGCGTGTAGGCGAGTTGACCGACCTCTGCCTCGCGGTCGGTGATGATGTGTGCCTTCTTCATGTCGTTCCTTTCGGTGCTGTCGTGCTGCACCTGTTGTGGGTTTGGTGACTAAACGTCACCGGTATCTTCGATCCGGCACCTGTCACAGACGCCGAACATGATGAGCACGGGACGGCCCAGCAACTCCTGCATGATCTGTCCCGTGTAGAACATCTCCTCCCCGTTCTCTGGTATGTACCTGCCGCACTTGTCGCAGGTCCGCTCCCATACATCGACCGCCTCCTTGGTGTCCTCCTCCGGCTCGGTCAAGGTGGTCATGATGATGGGCTTGTCCGCGAGCAGAGCAGGGTCGAGGCCCGCTGCGAACGCAAGTTCAGCGAGCCTCGACTCCACCTTTGCCGTGAGCCACGGCGGCATCGGGTGAACGTCAGCCACCGTCTCCACCCTGCTGCCGGAACTGCTCCTGCAACCACTCCATCCGTGCGTGGAACTGCTGATGGATGAGTTCCCGCATCTCCGGTGCAGGCGGGGTGCCGATCCCGATTTCCGCGATCGCCTCGGCCACGAGTTCCGGCATGGCACCGAGGTTCATCCCGGCCATGCGCAACTCGTCGGCCATTTCGTCCTCGCGGGCGAGGAGCGCGGACTCCAACGCAGGCCGCACCCCTTCCGCAAACGAGAAGTCATCGAGCACTTCGGACAACGTGTGCTGTGTCACTCTGTTTCTCCGATCTTCGTGTAGTAGAGATTGCCGATTCCGAAATCTGAGGACGAGTAGGCGTAGGCACGCCGCGTCCCCTCGAACCAGTAGACACGCCCGGAGTTGTCGGTGTGGTAGTCCCGAGTCCACCGCGTCGCGTTGCCCCTGTCCTGCAACATGGTGCCGACCGGCATCCCCTCCATCTCCGTGTGCGAGAGCACCTTGACGTTCAGGCGCTGACCCGGACGCCGCACCACCTCGACCGGACCCCGTGTCCACGACCCGGGCAGGCTGCCACCCAGCCGCACCGTGCGCGCCGGGTTCACCGACCGGTTGTCACGCAGGTAGATCACCGACTCTCGCCGCGAGGTGAGGCGCACGATCGTGCCCTCCTCCAACGCAGAGATAGCCTCCGCCGTGGTGATGAGCAGCGCAGGGTCGAAGTCCCTGACCTCGCTCACGTCCGCACGAGACATGGACGACTCGTACTCCGAGCACCACCGATGCCGCGCCTTGTGATCCGCACCGACGATCCACGCCTTCTGCTTGAACTCGTGGATCAGACGCGGGGTGTCCGGCGTCCACTCCTCACGCAGCCAGTCCGGCTGTGGCGGGGTGCCCGGCAGACCCAGCACCCTGATGTTCGCGGACAGCGACCGCCCCTCCATCGGACCGCCGCCCAACTTCCGCACCCACCGTCCGTTGCGCTTGGTGTAGACGCCGTAGTTCCCGTAGTTCGCCGGGTTCCGACCCGACTCGATCAGCACCCCGTTCGGCAGCATCTGCATCAGGTCGCCGTCGTAGTGGCACACGACCATGCCCACACCCAGCGGGAACCGCTCACTGATCCCGAGAGAATCGAACGCCTCCTCCACCGTGCTCCGTCCGATACCGGCATGGTCAGCCGACGCGATGATCGTCGTCTGGAACCGCTGCTGATACATCGAGAGCGACTCCAACGGAGGAGTCGGAGTCTCGTCGTTGATGCCGTCCATCGAGAACGAGTCATTCTCGATGCGGTACCGACCGTCCTCCACGACACGCGAGAACGGGAGCAGGCGATGCCCCTCTCGGTGCAGGCCGTTGGGGACCTTCACGTAGAGGTTGTGGTTGTTGGTGTTGCGGAGACGAGTCCCGTTGGGAAGGGCCTCGATATCAGCACGGGTGGTGAGCACCGTGCCTGTCTCCGGTGTGGCGGTTGTCATGCGTTCCCTCTCTTTGGTGACTAAACTCATCGGTTGTTTCGGGATCGGGATTTCAAGATGAGTGCATCGGCCATTTCAACCGATCGACGGCACCCACCGCATGTGACTTCTGCTGGGTCGCGGGTCCACAGCGGTGGATCGACTAGTCCACACGCGGTGCGACGACCGCGTGTGGACTTGATGAGATGACGCTTGGGTCTCCTAGGCCTAGCCACGCGGCCACCTCTTGACCTCGGCGCGTATGCGGTTCACCTCCGCCACGAACTCGGCAACACTCTCGGCCAGGTATAACTGGTCAAGGCTGTGTTGTACGTCCGCGATGGATTCCTGTAGGTCTTCGGACAATAGGTCCGTGACCGCCGTCCCTTCTGCGAACGGCTTCTTACGTACTCGGTCTGCACGGGACACGTCCTCTTTGAACAGAGGAATGATCTTCGCCCCGGGTGAGTCACTACTCATTTCTGGCTCCTCATGGTTGGAAGTCTTTGGTGACTAAAGAGAGGCCGACCGGGTGGCGGCGTCAGCGTCGCACCCTTGACCACCACCCGATCGGCTACGCCTATCTTATCAAACTTTCTTTACTTTGGCAACGCTTAACTTACCCTCTTTAGTGGGATCAGGATGGATCAGGGAGAGTGGAAGGCTGCCCACATCGACGCCCCGTACATGACGAGGACGAGCACGATGTAGGCAGCCGCCACTATCCAGGCGTCATGGTCGGGCTTGATTGCTCACCTCTGGTCGCTGATGAAGCACAGCGCAGCGATGGAGAAGAACCCGAGCATGAGCCAGTCGCCCCACCCGTGGGGCCCAGCCGCCAGCACGACCATCACCCGGTGAACCACGCGAACAGGGAGTACGCACCCCAGAACGCGGCGAGGATGATGACGACCAGCAGCACCAGCCGGATGACGTTGTTGACCGTGAGTCTCACTCGTCCCACGTCCAGAACTTGCGCTCGTCGCAGGTGTTGTCACCGGTCTTGTCGATGCAGATGCGGGTGAACCCACCCAACGACGTGTTCACGTAGAACAGGAAGTCGAGGTTGGAACACAGCGGTGTTCCGCTCACGCACTGGCGGACGGTGAACGAGTAGCGCACCGCGTACGCCTTGCCGTCCGCTGCATCGTTGGTTTCCCAACGCCACACCTTCGTCACGTCCGGGTCGTTGGTCACGGTCAGCGACTCGTTGCCCGGCAGCCTGGATGGGAACGAGATATCCGGCTTGCTCGTCCACAGCAACCACAGCGGGTCGTGCGGACTGTGCGCGCACACCACCTCGTAGACCCTGATCTTGTGGAACAGGAAGACGTTCCAGTCGTTCGTGGCCCGCGCCTTGTTCGCGGCGGTGCACTTGTCCTGGTCACCCCACGCCAACGCAGGTGGGGAACTCAGTCCCAGCATGATGAGCGATGCCGCCACGAGGACGGCTGCCTTTCTTAACATCGGTTGCTCCTTCTCTTGTTAGAACGCGCTGTTCCGCGCGTCTGCCTGTCGGTCCGCCCACACCGAGACGACGCCCTTGGCGAACATGGCGATCGCCTCCTCCTCAGTGGCCGGACCCTCGTCGGTGGTGAACAGGTAGGACTCGATCTGCTCGTCCTCCCAGCACTCCACGATCACGTCCCACCCTCCGTCCTCGTAGTGTTCGAGGGCGTACTTCTTGACCGCCTCCACGGCCTGCTGAACGTTCATCGAAATGCCTCTCTTTCTTTGGTGACTAAAGCATTCTGTCGTTGAGGATGGTGACAAGCAGGGCGCCTGTCATCACGCTGAGAATCATGGCGAGGGCTATTTCCCACGGCCCGACTGCACTGATGAGTGCGAGAGTGACGATGAGCATGAACCAGGCCAGGATCACGGTCACTAATCCAGATAGCAGAAGGACTACAGTGCGCATTTAGTTGAGGTTTACCTCTCCCTCGATGGTGATGACAGCCTCACTGAGAGGAATGTCCAGGACTTCGTAACCGACCGCACGCATGAAGTCGGTGACGCTGTTCACGTCCGACCGCTGGATGCGGAAGAACGGGATGACGACCCCCTCCTTGCTGACCGGACAGAGCGCCATGCCCTGCCCGATGATGAGGTACAGCACCACCCACTGAGTCTTGCCAGCGGGCGTCTGTGCTGCGGGGTCGAGGAGGAGGAGGGTTGCCGTTCCCTCCTCCTCCCCGTCTGGGTTGTGGAACTCCCACTCTTGGGCGATCACGGCACGCCCCGGTAGGTCAGCCACGGAGCATCACCGACCACCCCGTCTCCGCCGAGAACTGCGCCTTGACCGGCACGTCCTCGATGGTCAGGGCGAGCGTCGCGAGTTCGAGGTCGCCCGCCCCATCGACGTACTCCTCGATCCCTTCGAGTGCCTGGATCAGCGCACGCAGAGCGGACACACCGATGGACCCAGGCGGCACGGTGACTACCGGGTCCTTGTGGTCCGGCTCCTCCTCCTCGGTCTCCTCCTCGTCCGGCTCGGTCTCCTCCTCCGGCTCCTCGTCAGGCTCAGCCTCGGGCTCGCCCTCGGTGAGTGTCTCCAACGTCGCCTTGTTCGGGACCGGAGGCTGATCCTTAGGCGTCATCTCCGGCGTGCCGGACTCACGGTGCGCTGCCCACTCCTCCTCGGTTGCGACACGCGGCTCCCCGTCATGCTCCTGCATGTAGGCGCGGCACTTCTTGTACCACCACGAGGTCTTCGGGTGGTCGTGGTCGTCGTGCCTGATGTACGGGGCACGCTTCGTGCGCTTACGGTTCACGGCTGCTCCTTCTTCTCTCTCTCTTTGGTGACTAAATAGTCATGCGGTATCGGCTTCTCGTGGAACTTCAACCACGCTCCCTTCTCACGACGCATACAGCAGGGCCGCACCCACACCCCGTCGTCGCGCTTGGTGAAACCGAAGCCCACCTTCGGGCAGTCACACCACGGTGTCAGGGGAATCTCCAAGCGCACGTCGAGGATGGTGTAGATGCGGACACCTCGCTCGTCGTCCCACTCGTAGTCGCCTGCCTTGCCCGGACCCTGCCGCCTAGGCACGGCGTCTCCCGAAGTCAACGTGGATGACCTTGCCCCCCTCGGTGGGGGCCTCGACCCGCAGCCCGAACGTCGGGTCGAGGTAGTCCGGCAGCGGAGCCACCGGCACCCACTGGTTGCCAGCGCGCCGAGTCACGAAGACCTCGCGGTTCCACAACGGGAGCCGCAGGTTCTGCGCCATGACCAGGAGGCTTTGCCGCAGCAACTCTGGCTGCTCGGTGTGCGCCACGAACACCTCGGTGTCCTCGGCCAGCCAGGTCTCCACGTCCAGCCACGGGAGCAGCCGGTCGGGTGGCGGGAACTTGTCGCTCCTGCGGTAGATGCGCTTGGCCGTGACGAGGTGCCGGTCATCGGCTGCGTCGTGGTCCACACCCCACAACGGGAGCCGTTCCTGGACCACGCCCAGCACCACCGGGGTACGGAACGAGTGACGCACGTCAACGTAGAAGTCGAGCCGTGCCGACACGTCGATGCTCGCCCCGATCCAGCGCACCTTGCCCTGGGTGAGCACGAGGTACGCACCGAGGAACGGCTCCACCGCACCGACCTGCTTGCCCATGCCGCTGCGGATGCTGCCCCACGGGGTGAACTCTGCGAGTGAGGCGAGCCGCTCGGGGATCATGACTGGTCCCCGATCCACCAGAGGTCCGGCCCCGCACCGTCGGTGCTCACGAACTGGATGACGCGCCTGTTCGCGAGAGTCCACAGCGCCCGCTGACGGGTGGACACCGAGAACCCCTCGACGGGCACGCACGCCTCGACCTCTCTGCGCGTCATGCGGACGCCCGGGTTCTCCTCGAACACCAGACGCATCAGGGCTGCGGCCTGCTCCACTTTCTCCGGGCACTTGTTCATGGCTGGTCCTCGATGACGGGGATGACGACCGTGCCGGGTGGCTTGGCCCCCATCACACGGCGCTTGGTCGGCGGCGGCACGTCCAGCGGCCACGGTGCCGGGTGGTTCCAGATGATGACGTTGGTGGGCGAGACCACCTGGACATGACGAAGGTCCGGGTCGAGTGCTCGTACCCGGACTGCGACCTCCTCGGTCATGGCGTCGTAGATCGAAGCGTTGGTCCGCACCCGCGAGGAACGGTGTCCTCGGTCGCGGCGCTTGCGCTCCTTCTTCGGTGGGTCAACCTCGCCCTTGGCGATCGCCTGCACAGCGGTGGGGTGCAGACTCGCCACGTCGGGCAGGGTGGTTGTGTCAGTGGACACTGGTGTTTCCTCTCTAGTCTGGTCTTTAGTCACCAAACTTCTCCTTCAACATGAGTGGGGGTGGTGGCCCCGCCTTCCCCGACGGAGCCACCACCCGGCTGCCTTGTCCCCCGTGGGGGCGGTCACGCCTCCTTCTTCTTGGCCTGCGCCGTCAGGGAACGCTTCGCGCTGCCGACGGCCTTGGTGACCTTCTTGACCAGCGTGTCGATCGACTCCGTGGACTCGGCCTTCTTCTTCGCTGCCATGCTCCCCACCTCCTTTCCTTGCTCTCTGGTTCTCATTGGTGTGCGACGGCGTGGTGGCACCGCCCTGCCCCACCCGGGGCGGTGCCACCACTTCAAGGTGGGGAGACCCCGTTCCCCCCAATATGGAAGGGGTCTCCCCGATGGGCTGACCGGTCAGCCCAGGGTCCGCACGCCCCCGGGTCTCGGGTCCAAGGGACGTGCGGACGACTGCGTTGACCGGGCTAATCTTTGGTGACTAAAGATTACCCGACTTACTAGATTCCGGCTACCGCAGGGACCGTCGCATGGCACGGCGGTGGCGGTAGCCGATGGGGCAGGAGGCTCGGTGCCACCAGCCCCAGCCGCAGTACCCGCAGGTACGGCGACCGAGACCACCGAGGCTGAACCCCCGCCACGAACGAGGACCGACCGCCCCGTTCATGGCGTGGCCTCCGGCTGGTGCTCCTCGCACGCCACGATCGAGGCTGCCGACGCCGAGTCGTAGCGCCACGTCTTGCGCTTGGTCAGCGACGCAGGGACCAGACGCCAGCGCGTCCCGTCCTGCACCGCGTGGTGCCCCGGCCCACACCAGGGCGTGCCGCCACCGGGCGTGATCTGCCCGCCGCCGTGCCACACCATCACTGGCTCGCGCCGCATCAGAGGTCCTCGACCGTGACCGAGAGAACCTCGGCCTGGTTGGCAGGCGGCACGAACATGATCGCGTGGGTCAGGAACCGCTCGACCGTGGCGAGCAGGTCCGCATCCTCCTCGGGCGTCACGTCCGCCTTGAACTGGACGGTGATGAGGCGCTTCATCGTGCCGCCCCCATGTACCCGTCGCCGCAGCCGAGCGTGCCCTGCCACGGAGCCTGGTTGCTGATGTAGAGCAGGCAGTCCGGGTGCCGCTTGCCGTCGGTGTCCCGCTCCGTCCCGACGCTGACCAGCGTGAACGGGTGCGGCAGGTGGTGCGCCCGCAGGCACGACCACCACCCGTCGCTGAACGGGTAGCCCGGCGCTTCCTTGCAGCCGCCGTAGGGCTCGTGGTACATGCTGGGTCGCTCGGTCTGGTGCTGGGGTTGGGTGTCCGCTGCCTGCGCAGTCGGGCCACCGTCCCGCAGCGCGGGACCTGCGATGACCATGACGGCGACGGACGCGAGGCACGCGCCCACCATGCCGAGGTCGTTGAGTCGGAGTTTCACGGTGTTCCCTTTCTTGACGGCTGAGCCGTCGCATCTTTGGTGACTAAACGGTGAAGCGGTGGAGTTACAGCGGCACCACCCGCCATGCCCCGCCGTAGCCCTGCGCCCTCTTTGAGCGCAGGCCACGGTCAGCGAGGGCCGAGTGCGTCTCGCACCAGAACGACTCCTTGACCTCATCGAGAACGACGGAGACGATCCGATGGGTGGCCGGACCACCGCACCACTGGCACGTCATGACGGCTTCACTTCCGCGAGCACCGTCTGACTCGCGGTGTCCACGACCAGGATGGTCGAGCGCACCCCGAGCATGAGGTCAAGGTTCATGATGTTGCGAGCCTTGGCGACCGCTTCCTCCTTGGTCCGCGAAGGATTGCGTGCGTCGATGCACGTCTTGCCCTTGAACAAGTGGATGGTCATGACTTCGACACCCACTCGATCGAGTCGATGGACACGACGAACAGACGGGCCGAGCGGCGGGGCTTGTCCGAACCGCCCGCACCTCGGTGCACCAGGGCACGCACCTCGACCGCCCGGTCCTCCTTGCCCGTGATCGTGACCCCCTCGAACATGTAGCCCGAGCGGGTACGCAGGTCAACGGTGACCTTGTTGTTCAGGGCGTAGTCGAGGGCGACCTCGATCCCGTCTTTGGTGACTAAAGACTGGCCGCTCATCGGACGACCGCCTGAATGTCGGTGCCGTCACGGCGCACCAACTGGAAGTTGACCATCGCCACGCTGCGCGAGAGGTCGTCGTGGACCTCCAACGTCAGGTCGTTCGCGACCGCCAGCGCAGCCCCGACGTAGGTGCCGGGGAAGAACTGCGTGGCCTCGTTGCGGAACAGGACGACGCCGAGGTCAGCGGTGCGCAGGTACTCCCGGACCCACGTCTTCGTGAGCCGGGTCTGCCCGGTCGCCTCGAACGCACGCCGCATCCGCCCGTGCAGCGTCACGGGCAGGTTGACCCCGGTCATCGGTCGTAGTCCTGACCGATGCGGACGCCGACCCGCCAGGGCTCACGCCGCTCGTTGTGCAGCCAGACGTTCCAGTCGTTCTCGGTCCACTCCTCGTTCGGGATGGACTGACGCGACAGGGTGAGCATGGCCCAATCGTCCGAGCCACCGGGCTGGACGAGGTGGGCACGGGTGACACCCAGGACAACGAGTTGCCGGAGCGTGAGAATGACCCCGGGACGGAGGTCGTCTTCCGGGGTCGGGGTGGAGTCCGCGTCGAGGAGCGCCTCGACCTTGAACTTCACGTCGTAATCGGCGTGACGCCGATCCGCGAGCAGGGTGCGCAGCGAGCGCACCGTGCGGTTCGGCACCTTGGTGCCGAGTGAGGTCTTCCGCTTGGACAAGAAGCCCATGCTGGGGACCGTCATGGTGACCAGGACGTTCACCGTTCTACTCCTTTGCTACGTCTTTGGTGACTAAAGACGCCGTTGAGATGGACGATCGGCACGCGCCGGGGTCTGAGGCGGTGCCGATCTTGCTGATGTACTACGTACATCCTATCACATTTCGGACATTCCGTCTACTTGCTGAGACGCCGGACTGACCGTTGAGACTGGCCCTTACCTTTAGTGACTAAAGACTGAGGGCATGACAAAGCCCCCGCACGGTGGCGGGGGCTTGTCAGTGCTTCGTGGTCTCGGTGCCGCAGCACCGTGCCTCATGCGTCCAGACCTGGCAGGTCTCGCACCGCCGCATGACGGGGTGCACGCCGTACTTGATCCAGACGTTGCACGCGAGGCATTGATAGGCGTGCTTCACGGCTCCACTCCTTCCGCGTCAAGCATTGAAGGGATGAGGTTGACGAAGGTGCAGGTGTCGCACCCGCAGTCGTCAGGGTCCTCACTGATGCGGTTGAGCAACAGCCCGAACTTGTCCGGGTCGATCGCCCAGGGGTCTTCGTTGAGGTTCATTGATTGACCTCCCTCTCACTCGTTTCGTTTACTCGGTACGCCTCGGAATCTTTAGTCACCAAAGAGCCCGAACTCTTTAGTCACCAAAGACCCGAGACGCGCAGACACCCCCACCTGCCCGAGCAGGTGGGGGTGTCGTGGGGATCAGGCGCTCTGTCGAGCGGCCTCCTGCGCCTCGGCGGCGATGTTCGCCAGGGCGTTGAGCAGGGTCCGGGTCGCCTCCTCCGGCAGACCCTCCTTGATCGCGTCGCGGACCAGGGCCAGACCCTTGTCCATCTTCGCCACCGCACCGGACACCGGCGTGTCGCCGCTGCCGTTGTTGGCGTCGCTGCCCTGACCGGTGCCACCGGAGATGCGCCGACCGTCAGGGCCGAACGTCTCGGTGAGCACGGCGTACACCGACTCCGGCGTCGCGTTCTCAGCGTCGATCGCCTTGCCGACCTCCTTGGTGCCTGCCTTGTCGGACAGACGGCCCCAGAGCGGGTCGGAAGGGTCGCAGCCGATGACGACCAGGGCCTTGCCCAGCCGCTTCAGCGACACCATGTTGGACTCCTTCACGCCGAGCGCCTCGGCGTAGGCCTTCTGCGTCGGGTAGGCCCCGTTCGCGCCGACCATCCCCTCGGTGATCCCGGCGTAGACGTTGCGGGCACGACGGACACGGAGTTCGCCGACCTTCTTGTCCACGGCCTGAGCCGCACGGAAGATGGACCGGACCTCTGCCTTGAAGGTCTTGACGTCCATAGTTGTTCTCCAATCTGCGCACCCGTAGGTAGGTGCGCCACCTGCCCCACCTCTGTGGGATGGGGTCCCGGCGAGTCAGTCTTTAGTGACCAAAGACGGACCACCGGGATCGGTGGAGGAGGCGTGCGGGGATGCGGCTACTGCCTGACGGCAGGTCCCGGCTGCGCTAGAGCGCACGCGCGTAATCTATTTAGTTAGCCACGGACCACGCGCGCGACCATCGCGCGCGTGCGGGCTCACTCCTCTCTGCGTCTCGTTCCCGGCTGGGCGTAGCCCTAGCCTATCGCGTCTGGTCAGTTCGGGCAAGCGGAATCAGTAGTCGGATAGGGTGGCACAGTGACTAAATCTTTGGTCACTAAAGAGTAGTCATAGGTAGTCCACTAGGGCTACCCGCCACCACCCGCGCATAGTCACAAAGGGCTATGCCGACACCCCCCACACGGGCTACTCCCCCACGCGGGACTCCGTAGGAGGCGCTAGTCGGCCTTGTAGATGCACCGCATTTCCGGGTTTGTACCGTTTACACCTGGGGGTTGTCAGGGTGGAGGTGGTGGGTAACCCTGAGTCGAGTAGTTCCCCGTTCCGAGGAGACTGAGCATGGGTCGCAGCAGGCAGACACCCGGTGGGAGACCGGTGGTCGTCGCGGTAAGGCTGAGTAATGAGGAGGCGGCGGACATGGATGCGAGGAGGGGTGAGATGGACCGTTCCGCGTTCCTACGGTGGCTGCTGCTGCGGGCCAGGAAGGAAGGTCTGAGCGTGCCGGGCTGGTCGGTGATCGACGTGCCCGCTCTCCTGGCAGACGACTGAGAGCATTCGCAGAGTGCGAAGAAGTCTGGTAGCCTTCGCACCATGACGAATAAGAACAAGCGACTCGCCATCATGGTGAACGAGAACGGGCGGGCCTACCTAGAGGCGCTCGCCAAGGACTACAACCTGACCATCAGCGAGGTGATCCGCACCGCGCTGGAAGTCGCGTCGGCGGACCAGAGCAAGTTCGAGAACCGGCTCGCCGCCCGAGAGCAGAGGTTCTGACATGCACCGATTCGTACTCCGCCGCGACGAGGACGTGACCGGCCTCTCCGGGACAGGTGACGTAGCCGAAGGTGTCGTGTTCAGCGACGGCACCGTGGTCATGCGCTGGAAGGGTCCGGTCGAGCACCCGTGGGGGACCATCGAGCCGACCACCGTCATGCACCCCCACATCGAGAACGTCGAGCACCTGCACGGACACAACGGGTCCACGCACATCGAGTGGGTCGATCCCCTCCCCCCACCCTCACCTGGGATCGAGTTCTGATGGAGCGGTTCGAGGTGCCGCACCTGCTGCCCTGGCGTGCGGTCGCGATGGAGTACCCCTGTGAACAGTGCGGTGCCGGTCCCGGGGAGCCCTGCCTCACCATGTCCGGGAAGATCAAGTACGAGGTCCACGCCTGGCGCTCCGACCTCGCGTCCGTCAATGGGTGGAAGTTGCCCGAGTCAGGATCGGAGTGAACTCCCCGAGAACTTCCCGGATCAAGATGATCTTTAGTCACTAAAGATTCCGTTAGTCTCAGCCCATGCCTGATTTCCCGTTCCCCGTGCGCGGCGTCAACGCCGGAGTCACGGATGAGTCACGATTACGTGATTACAACTCACCCTCCACCAAGACCGTGACCATCCCGGACGGCACCGACCTGAGTGACAGGATCGTGTACGGGGAGATGAAGTACGCCGACAAGTTGGTCGAGGGCGTCTACGGGCGCAACGTGCTGCTCCGGGGTGGCCCCCACGTCCCCACCGGCAACGTCGGCTGCATCCACTCGCGGAACAAGCACACCGGCACCGGGCGACTCACCTTGGAGAACTTCGAGATACGCCCCCAGCGCCCCCACGCCTACCGCAACGGCGTCATGGGCGGACACCGGATGACCCTGCGGGGCGGCGTCATCACCGGAGGCTGCGACGGCATCGACACCGTGGCCCCCACCGACGGCTCCGCCGACGTGGACTTCATCGGGGAGACCATCATCTTCACCTCCGGGCTCTACACCCGCCCCGACCCCTACCACGGCGACGAAGGCTCCCACTTCGACTGCTGGCAGCACCACTTCGGGCGCAAGGCCAGCCTGTCCGGCTGCCTGTTCGATATCACCGCCCAACTCGCCCCCGGCTCCCAGCCCATGCCCGACGGTCGCGGCACCGGAGACATGGCCGGGTCCGGCATCGTGTGGTGCAACATCAACCCGAAGTTCCCCGCCGACAAGACCGTGAAGGTCGCCTCCTCGTGGTTCAAGGGCGGCTCCGCCCACATCTACTTGCACGAGGGCATCACCGGCACCATCGAGTACAACCAGTTCTCCACCGCCACCGCGAACCGCTACTGGATCAGGAAGTTGCCCGGAGCGGGAACCTTCGACGGGCTCGACGGCACGGGGGGAAACCGGGGCAACGTGTGGTGGGACGGGGCCAGCAAGGGACAGTTGCTCTCCTCCGGTCGATACAACGGAATCGAGTCCCTGTGACCAACGGCCCGAGTACCGGCGCATCACAGGCTGTCGAACTCATCGTCGCGATCCTCGGTGCCACCCAGGACCATAATCAGGACCATGATCGTTTACACGACGACTCGGGCGATCAAGAATCAGAAGACACCGACCTCGGCGGAGTGGGCACAGATGGTGGAGGAACTCCTCGCCAGCCACCCGAGCATCGCGGTTGAAACCGTGCACCTATCCGTGGCGTGCAGCATCGGTCACACTGATGACGTAGCAAGAGTGGAAGGACTCGGCCATGAATAGTGAAGGTCTCATCCGACTGTTGATCGCGCTGGTTGTCCTCATCGTGGTGGTCTGGGTGCTGTTCGCCCTCCTCAACCGCGCCGACAACGACCCTGATGTGATCCGCCTGCTCTGGTGAACAGAGAACTCTGGGTGTCTGTCCCGGAGGCCGCTCCTCTCCCTGACGGATGGGAGCAGTCTCCCGTCCCGGGTCTCATCTACCGTCCCGACAGGGAGACGGAGGGGTGAGTTTGGTGACTAAACCCGACCCCGATGCCACCGTAGATGGGCTGAAACACGCCGAGTGCTGGTTGCTCTCATGTCGCGTCTGCGGGCCGATCGGGGTGGCAGACTCCGTAGCGTCAGCACATACTGAGGCACGCGCCCACCTCCAAGTCCACGGGGTCGCTGGGGAGATGAGTAATGACCGACCTGGATGACGCCCTCGCTCTCGCGGTCACCGAGGCCAACAAGATCGAGGAAGCCCTCCTCCGTTGTCAGCAGAACTACACCGCTCTTCAAACTGAATACGAGACGTACAAGGCGCAGTACCCGCCCGTCACCACGCCACCCGACCAGCCACCCGACCAGTCGGGGTGGAGTCTGTTCACCCAGACTGCCTTCACTTCTCTCGCGCCGTTCCTTGCCTACGACAACCAGACCCAGGGCAACGACAACTCCGTCAACTTGAAGAAGAACGTCCTGGTGAATCAACCCGGACTCATCCTGATCGGGAAGCGGGAGACCGGGTACAGCAGGCCCTTCACCTCCGCCGAGATACACGGCAAGGGCGTGAAGGAACTCGTGCTGCCGAACTACTTCCGCGCCGAGGTGACCGGCACCTTCACCGACCAGTCCGGTATCTGGCCCTGCCTGCTGTGGTTCCGCCCCAACACAGGCGGCGACGGCTCCAACGGGGAAATCGACGTGATGGAGTGGATGGGCGGCATGTGGTCCGGCGACCAGCGTCGGGTCGCGATCACCATGCACAACGAGTACGGGGCCACGCAGGACTCCGCGAAGAAGCCGCTGATCCTGCGCGACAACCCCTGGTACGACCCGAACGTCGAGCACACCTACACGATCGAGAAGGTCCCCGGGAAGATCAGCGTGTGGATCGACAAGCGCCTCATCTGCACCTTCGGTCCCGCCGACAAGTCCTGGTGGAACCGGATCATGGAGGCCAAGGATCGGACGTGGTATCCGAGGATCACGTTGCAGATCGGATCAGGTGCCACCACCCAGGTCGTGCCCAACCCCCCCTCCACCTGGACTCAGACACAGGTCAAGGTGAAGTCCTACAAGACATGGAAGCAAGCATGACTGCCCTGGACGATGCCCTCGCGACCGCACAGGCCGAGGCCAACAAGACTGAGGCGGCGCTCGTCCGCTGCCAGAACGACTACAACGCCCTGGAAGCCGAGTTCGAGGCGTACAAGGAGAAGTACCCTCCGGTCCAGCCGCCCACCCCCACCTCCGTGCCCCGACTCGGCGTCTACCGTGACGACGACTACGGCTGGAAGAACGTCGGCGGCGCGAACTACTACGTGCAGCCGAATCAGTTGGGCTCCGGGAACAACACCTGGGCCAGCGCCAAGACCGACGTGAAGGCGGGCAAGTACGTCGCCATGACGCTGACCGCCAAGGGCACCCAGCACCTCGCGGGGATCGCCAACGGCGTACAGGCCAGCCTCGACTGGCTGGACCAGTACGTGACGCGGCTCAGTGAGTGCGCAGACGCCGCCCCTGCGGGCACCTTCGTGGTCGGCAGCCTGCTGGCCGAGGCCGTGGGTCAGGTCAACCAGGGCGCGATCACCGGGCCGTCCGCCGACTTCACCACCATCGGCAAGGCGATGAACACCTTCTTCGAGAAGATGCACGCCAAGAACTCCAAGGTCCTCACGACCTACTGGATCGTCGGCTACGACCGGGCGAAGGAGAAGCAGGTCGCGGACCAGTTCAAGGTCAAGCCGAAGATCATGACCTGGGACCCCTACGCGAACACCTCGGGCACCCAGACCCTCGCCTCGATCTGCAACGCCGATATCGACTGGATCAAGGCCCAGCCGATGCTGTCCGGTATCCCGCTCGCGCTCGGGGAGTACGGCATGGATATCGACTTCGGGGACGACGCCTGCGCCAAGTTCTTCACCGACCTCCCGGCACAGTTCGCGGCGATCGCCAAGGACAAGGGCATCACCTGGAAGTTCGCGACGTTCTTCAACCGGGTCCGGGACAAGGACCACGCGATCACCACCCCGCCGAGGACCGACGGCAAGCAGTTCCCCAAGGCCACCGCTGCGTACCAGGCGTCCATGACGAAGGCGAACGCATGACCGAGGCCACGCTGCGAGTCGCGACCTACAACATCGGGCCGGACAGCGACGCCGAGGCGATCCGCAAGACCTTGAAGTTGATGGAGGACTACGACGCGCTCGGGCTGTGCGAGACCGGTGCCCGGGACGGGATGATGCGCGCGCTGCGGCAGAAGTTCCACGTCCTCTACTCCAAGGAGATGAACCAGAAGCGCATCGCGCTGGTGCTCAACAAGCAGCGGTTCAGCGACGTGGGAGCCCACTGGTACCTGATGAACGAGGGCGGCTACGTCGGACCCGGTGCCGGACCCGACCGGCAGTACGACCGCTACATGCTGTGGGCCACCGCGCTGGACACCGTGACCCGCCGCCGCTACTGGTTCGCGGTCAAGCACCTCGTCGCCTCCATCCAGAACCCGCGCCGCGACAAGGAGGCCGAGGAGGATATCCGCCGCACCTGCCGCATCCTGGACGACCACCCGAAGTACGCCTGCTTCACGGTGGGCGACTTCAACATGGAGCCCGACCACAACAACCTCGCACCGCTACGCAAGCGGATGGACGAGACCGCGATGGAGTTCGGCAAGCCCTGGCCCGACACCCACGACAAGCGTCACATCGACCATGTGTGGTTCCGCGACAAGCCCTACCTGCGGCTGGTCAAGCAGGAGGTCATCCCCGAGAACCCCGCCGACCACGACGCCTACGGCGTGACCTTCCGGGTCAAGGTCCGCTCCAAGGTTGCAGCCACGTTGCGCGGAGAGAAGTGAGTCACTCAGTGACCCACCTGCAAGACACCGAGGACGGCTACCTGCGCTCCGGGCGGGTCCGCTTCCACGCTGCTCTCGCGCCGCTCATGGTGCCCATCGACTCCATCCAGCCCGCCCCGTTCAACTACAACAACGGCGACGTGGACCGGATCATCGAGTCCATCCAGGCGGTCGGCATGTACCGGCCTGTGCAGGTCCAGGAGTCCACCGGCCTCATCACCTCCGGCAACCACACCTGGCTGGCCTGCAAGGAGATGGGGGCCGAGGTCATCCCGGTGGTGCCTGCGGACTGGAACGACGACGAGGCGAAGCGACAGATGGTGGGCGACAACGAGATAGCCCGCCTCGCTCAGCCCGACCGTGGGCTGCTCCTCGCGATCCTCAACGAGTTACCCGACCCCGAGGTCGGCACCGGACTCACCGAGGCCGATATCGAGACCCTGCGCGCCCTCGACGCGATCCCCCTGGACACCGATGAGTACGGCACCTGGCCGACGTTCACCGTCCGCCTGCCCCCGCACGTCATGCGGGAGTTCATGTACCTGACTCGGGAAGCCGACAACGACTGGCAACGTATCGAGTTGCTCATGCGTCTGGCAGGATGGGGAGGGTAGTCCCCTGGCCGGGTACCCGAGAGCCTGACCAGGGGGCTGCAACCACTCTGGTGTCTTTCTGCCCGTAGTCTTTAGTGACTAAACCTTTGCGTGGATTGACTCAACGATCCCCACGATTGCCTCCGCGACCGCGTGCGAGCCGAACCAGACGAACGCCCAGAAGCCGATCAACGCCAGCCCGACCGCGCACCATTCACTCGGTCTCCCCCGCACGGCGGTAGCGTAGTCGCATGATGCACCAGGACTCCTCTGAACCCACCGGGGTCAGCGACGACAGTTCCCGAGGTGGGTCTGCTGTTGCTCGTGCCCGAGACCGCAAGGCACACGCCGCGATCCAGTTGCGCAAGGCCGGGGCGGATTGGGCTGAGGTAGCCGAGGTGATCGGCTACCCCACCCCCCGTGCCGCACTCGTCGCCGTCGAGAACTCCTTGGAGAAGGAGTTGAAGACCGAGGAGGGCCAGAAGTTCATGCGCACCCTCGCCGGTCAGCGACTCGACCGCCTCCTACGCAGCGTGTGGTCGAAGGCGGTCAACCCCGAGCATCCCGATCACCTGCCTGCGGTGGACCGTGCCCGGCAGATCATCGACCGGCACGCCCGACTGTACGGGCTGGACGCACCCGCCGAGTACGTGGTGCACTCCCCGACCCAGGTGGAGTTGGAGAAGTGGGTCACGCGCGTCGTCACCGCCTCGGTGCCGGTGCTAGAGGAGGCCGATATCTTCGAGGCCGAGGTCATCAACGTGGAGGATGAGCCGGATGCCGCATCGGCTCAATGAGTTCCGGGCCAAGATTCAGTTCGTCACCTCGGCAGAGATGCCGTCCCTGATCTATCGGGCATGTACCGAGACGGGGTGTGAGTCGAACACGGTCTACATTCAGCGCGCCGTGTGTGAGGCGCTGGCTCGCGACCTCGACATGCCGCTGGACACGCTGCTCTCCCACCTCCCGCCGCCCCGATCGAGGGCCGCGATGCTGATGGGGCCGGACCGGCGACCCGCAGAGGAAGTGAAGTGAAGTAAACCGTAAGTTACGGGTACGCTTTGTGTGTGGCAAAGGTGCGGTATGCGGCAAAGTGCGCGGGCGGGTGCGGTCTGTACCTGCTCCCAGGCACCCATGCCCACCGTCTGCACGGCGGCTGGTGGTGCGGTCCGTGCTTCGTCAAGCACCGGAGCCGGTGCCTGGTCGGGATAAAGTGATTTGTGAGGTAGCGGTCCCCCTGAGTCCCATGCCCCCTGGACTCACCCGCCACCTCTGGGTCCAGTGGCAATCCCCCCTGCTGCTGGACCCCCCCAAACCTACCCGATCGGGGCCAGAGTATGACAGATACCCCGGAATCCGGTCTCGATGAGTTCCGGTTCTGGAAGCCCGAGGTTCAGGAACGGGCTCTGGAACTGCTCAAAGAGCGCGAACGCACCCCCTGGCGTCCGTTCTACTGCCCCCAGGTCGCCTGTGACGGTCATCCGCACGACTCCTGGGACTTCGAGCACGCCCGACCCGACCAACGGCCTCCGGTCTGGTCCGGGAACTGGCTCACCTGGCTCCTCAGCGGCGGTCGAGGCTCGGGAAAGACCCGCACGGGGTCAGAAGTCACGCACCGTATCACCAAGATCGTGCCCCGCATCATCCTGATCGCCCCCACCGGCCCCGACCTGCGCGAAACGATGGTGGAGGGCGTCTCCGGCATCCTCGCGACCGCCTCCCCGGACGCTCGACCGCTCTGGGAGCCGTCGAAGAAGAAGTTGACCTGGCCCAACGGGTGCGTAGCGCAGGGATTCAGCGCCGAGGAGCCCGACCGGCTGCGCGGACCGCAGTCCGGCTTCATCTGGGCCGACGAACCGGCCCACTACCCCTCCGTGGAGGAGGTCTGGGACAACGCCCTGTTCGGTCTGCGCATCAAGGAGGGCTGGGGAGGTAAGACGATCCAGCCGAAGATCGTCGCGACCACCACGCCGAAGCCGACGAAGTGGATGAAGTCGCTGTTGAAGGCCGACGACACCGTGGTGCACCGGGTCTCGACCTACGCGAACATTCAGAACCTCGCGGACACCTACAAGAGCATCGTGATCGACCGCTACGAGGGCACTCGCCTCGGCAAGCAGGAGTTGCACGGGGAACTTCTCGAAGACGTGGAAGGTGCGCTCTGGACCTGGGACATGTTCCAGTGGATTGATGAGGCTCCCGAGTTGCAGCGCATCGTCGTTGCGGTGGACCCGGCTGGAACAGTCAACAAGAAGTCCGACGAGACCGGGATCGTCGTCATCGGCATCGGGTTCGACAAGTGCCTCTACGTGCTGGGTGACTACACCGACAAGTATTCGCCTGAGCGGTGGGGCAGCATGGCGAACCAGCAGTACGAGGACTTCCACGCTGACGCGATCGTGCCTGAGAAGAACTTCGGTAACGACATGGTGCGCTTCGTTCTAGAGAACGCGGGGCACAAGGGTGCCCGCATCATTCCCGTGCAGTCCCGGCGAGGTAAGGCGATCCGTGCCGAACCCATCGTCGCCCTCTACGAGAAGGGCCGGGTGTTCCATGTCGGTCAGCGTGGTGACCTTGCTGCCCTCGAAGACGAACTGACATCGTGGGTGCCCGGGGAGAGCGACTCCCCGAACCGGCTGGACGCGCTCGTGCACGGTGCGACGGAACTCGCCAAGCGGGTCATGCCCGCCTCGATCAGTGACCCGAACCTGTTGCTGAGGGGGAGGCAGGCACCGACGAACCGGCACCTCCGAGTGGTTTAGTCACTAAAGATCGGAGCGGGGAATGATCCCGGAAGCGGTGCACATCAGCACTCCCTTCGGTGCGGTGGTGCTGATCGGGATTCTCTCCGTGGCCCGTACCGCACGCCTCATCGGTTTCGATGAATACCCCCCGATGGTGTGGGTGCGGGACAAGTGGGACGCCCGGTTCGGGGATGAGGGCTGGGGCAAGTTGATCCACTGTCCCTTCTGCGCCGCTCCCTACCTCGCGCTCGGCGTGTTCCTCTGGGCCTTCTTCGCCCTCCCCGACTCCGACTGGTCCGACCCCTGGTCCAGTGCGTTCTGGTGGGCCACCGTCAACGGCATCTGGGGGTTCTCCTACATCTCCTCGATGATCGTGGCCTACGACCAGCCGGAATGACTCCCCCCTTGGTGCGCAAGTGATGGTCTACCCTGAGTCCGAGCACGAGGAGAGCCATGCCCCGTACCCCGCGTAAGCAGCCTGTCGTCATTCCGACGACCTCTCTCGTCGCCTCAGCGGTGCGTTACTCGGGCAAGGCAGCGCGTATCTACCAGCCGAATCAGGACTGGCAGCGCGAGTGCTATCGGCACTACGCGATCTGTGGCGAGGCGAGGTTCGCCGCGAAGTTCTTCGGACAGGCGCTTTCCCGTGCCGTCTTGAAGGTCCAGAAGAAGATGCGCAAAGGTCCCGTCGATGTGACCACAGGTCCCGCCGTGGAAATCCTTGCTGACCTGTTCAACGGCAAGGACGGCCAGGCGCAGATGCTCGAAGCCCTCGGCACCCACCTCACCATCGCGGGCGAGTGTTACCTCGTCGGGCGAGCGGTGGACGGGGGAGACTCCTGGGAAATCGTCAGCATCCTAGAGATGCAGGTCAGCGGGACCACCTGGACCATCGTGTACGGCGACGGTCTCCCGCCCGTGACGCTCACCGACAACGACGTGGTTATCCGCATCTGGAACCCGTTCCCGCCGAAGCGGATCGAAGCCGACTCCCCGATGCGCAGCCTGCTGCCGGTGCTCACCGAGGTCGAGTGGCTGACCCGGCACATCTTCGCCCAGACCAGCAGCCGTCTCGCCGGAGCCGGTCTGCTCCTGCTCCCCCAGGGCATGAGTTTCCCGCCGCCTCCCGAAGTAGACGGCGCACCCCAGGTGACCGCGAACGAGGCCGACTCGTTCATGCTCACCCTGGCCGACGCGATGCTCACCCCGATCACCAACCCCGAGTCGCCCAGCGCGATGGTGCCCATCGTGGTGACTGCCCCCGACGACAGCATCGACAAGGCGAAGTTGATGCACTTCTGGTCGGAGTTGGACAGCAGCGCGTTGGAGATGCGCAAGGAGGCGATCGGTCGGTTCGCGGACGGCATGGACCTGCCCCGTGAGCAGGTGCTCGGCATGTCCAGCAACGCGGGCACCGGGGGCGGCAACTCCAACGGCGTGTCGCATTGGGGTGCCTGGCAGATCGAGGAGTCCACGATCAAGTTCCACATCGAGCCGATGCTGGAACTCATCTGTAACGCGCTGACCATCGGCTACCTCCGCCCGCTGCTGAGCGAGGGTGCGCCGGAGTTCGTGGCCTACGACACCTCCGCCCTCCGGCTGCGCCCCGACCGGAGCAAGGAAGCCTTCGAGTTGTACGACCGGGGTCTGCTCTCCGCCGAGACGCTGCTCACCGAGAACGGCTTCGACGTAGACGATCTTCCGAAGGAGGACGAGTTCCACCTGTGGCTGCTGCGCAAGGTCGCTTCGGGCTCCGCTACCCCGGAGCAGGTGGGTGCTGCCCTGGCCGCCCTGGGTGTGGCCCTCGGGCCGGTGCTGCAAGCCGCGACGCCACGCGAGGCTCGCCCCGATCCCTCGCTGGACGACCACCCCACCCGCCCTCGTACGCCCGGCGAGGAAGCCTTGGTCGCCGCCAGTGATGCGCTCGTGTTCCGGGCTCTCGAACGTGCGGGGAACCGGATCAGGCAGAAGCAGGGCGTGAAGCCTCCGGGCATCCCCGCCTACGAGATGCACACGCTGTACCAGGCCAACGGCGACGCCAGCATGTTCCTCGAAGACGCCTGGTCGTGCGCGCCTCAGGTGCTCGACGGGCTCGCGGACGTGGACAAGACCGTCGAGGTGCTCGACTCCTACTGCCGCGCGCTCATGGCTGAGCAGGCGTTCCACACCCGTGACCGGCTCGCGAAGTGGTTGGAGGCGACCCGGTGAGACTGTTCGCCTCGACCCAGGAGTTCGCCACCTCGCGGCGGAAGGCCCAGGACGCGGCGATCGCGGACCTGCTCCCCTACGTCGAGGAGATGCTCGCGCACGTCTCCGGCAAGGGCTGGCTCAACGACACCTTGGACGAAGTGGTCCGCATCTACGAGGAGACCTACCGGGCTGAGGGTGGTGAGGGTGACCCGAGCATCCGGGCGTTCCGTCGCCTGGCATGGAACGCGATCAACCGGACCAAGAAGGACAGCAACGCACAGCGGGTCGCCACCATGCTCGCGGTCGCGGCGATCAACGCGGCCACGATCCAGGCTGCCCGTGACGACGAGGACGACCTGTTCTTGGAGTGGGTCACGATGCACGACAACGACGTGCGGCCCGCACACCGCTCCACCGATGGACAGGTGCGCCCGATCGGTGAACCCTACGACGTAGACGGGGTGGCGATGATCGCGCCCGGGGACACCCGAGCGCCCATCGAGTTGTGGATCAACTGCCGGTGCGTGCTGCGTCCTGTGCTCGCATCCGAGTTCAAGGAGAACGCCGTGACCGAGTTCAAGGACTACACCCCCGAGCAGCGGAAGAAGGCGAACACCCTCCCGGACGGGTCGTTCCCCATCGAGGACTGTCAGGACCTCCGCAACGCGATCCAGGCGATCGGACGGGCGAAGGACCCGGCGAAGGCGAAGGCGCATATCCGCAGCCGCAAGAGTTCCCTGGGATGCCCAGACGTGAGTCTCCCCGAATCGTGGGCGATGGAAGACGAAGGAGTCGAGATGACCGACGACGCAGCCGGGGTGCCGTGGCACGGCATCCTCGCTCCCGAGGAGATTCGGTCCGGTGACGGACGGAAGTTCGCCAAGGGAGCCCTGTCCACCCGAGAACTCCCGCTGCCGCTGACCTGGCAGAAGATCAGCGACGACGGCCACAAGGGCAACGTCGTGGTCGCCATGATCGAGTCCGCCGAGATGGTGGACGGACAGATGCAGGCCTCCGGGCACTTCCGCACCTCCCCCGAGGCGGACGAGGTGGTCGGCCTGCTCGCAGACTTCGGGCGCTTCGGCGTCTCCGTCGATGCCGACGACTCGGTGTTCGAGATGGACGAGGACTCCGAGACCGTGGTGTTCACCTCGGCGCGGGTCTGCTCGGCGTGCATCGTGCCCATCCCCGCGTTCGCGGAGGCGTGGGTCGCGCTCGGTGAGGCCCCCTGGCAGCGCCCCGCCACCGACAAGGAGAAGTCGGACGTATCCGACGACGAGTGCAAGAACCGCGACCCCAAGACCGGCGAGTGCCTGGACGAGACCGACGACGCCACGGTGCCGAGCATGGCTGCTGCGCTGGACAAGATGCGGCTGTCGTTCACGAACACCACGAACGGCACCACGTACCAGCCGGGGCTCATCACCACCGGCACCCTCGACGGGATCACCCTCGGTACGGGCTGGTCGGATATCGAGCAGTTCATCGACGTGGCCCCCGGTAAGACCGAGGACGGGCCGGGCTGGCTCACGCACCCGGTGGACACCGACCGGCTCCGCGACTACTGGACCAAGGGTCCGGGTGCCGCGAAGATCGGCTGGGGCTCGCCCGGTGACTTCAACCGCTGCCGGTTGCAGGTCGCGAAGTACGTGAAGCCGCAGTACCTCAACGGCTACTGCGCGAACCGGCACTACGACGCGCTGGGCTTCTGGCCCGGTCGTCCGGTCGGAGCGGAGACCCTGCCGTTCGCGGACGGTGAGCCTGCCGAGGCGATCAGTCTGGTCGCCAGCGTGGGCCTGTCCGCGCCCGCTGCCTGGTTCAAGAACCCGGAGTTCTCCGAGGTCACGCCGTTGAAGGTGACCGACGAGGGTCGGGTCTACGGGCACATCGCGGAGTGGGAGTCCTGCCACCTGGACGGGATGCTCGCGAACAACGTCTGCACCGCTCCGCCGCGCAGCGAGAAGAACTACTCGATGTTCCTCAACAGCGGTGTCGTCCTCACCGACGAGGGAGAGGTCCCGGTGGGGCAGATCAGCCTGGGCGGCGGTCACGCTGCTCCGCGTCTCGGAGTGCGAGGTGCGCTCGCACACTACGACTCGACCTCCTCGGCGGTAGCCGACGTGACGTGCGGGGAGGACGAGCACGGTATCTG